GGATTCTGGCAAAACAATTCGATGCACGCCTAATCATCCGTTCTACGTTCGTACTATTCGTGGTATTAAGAAAGTACACGCAGAAAAGCTTACACCAGATATGTCGCTCGTATCTATGCGAGTAGATACTGATAACTCTGGTTATATGTCTAGCCATGATTTAACGCGTAATGGATTTAGTAAAGAGCGCGCTTTGCATCGTGCTGTATACGCATACTACAACGGCGCTGAATCTATTAAGAATAAGCACGTTCATCATAAAGACAGAAATCCGAGCAATAATAATCCAAGCAATTTAATTGCGCTTACTGCAGCTGAGCACGCATACGAGCATCATGAAGAAAAAGCAGTTTGCGCTGCTATTAACGCTAGCAGAGACTACGATAAGGCAATTCATTCTGCGCATATGACTATACTTAATACAAATGAGCAGATGAAGCGCACACGTGTTAAATCCAAAGTAATTACAAGTATGCTTAGGGTTTTTGCAAAAGGATTAGAGCTTAATGCAGATGCGTATAACGCAAATAGAGTAAGCGGTGCTGCTCATTGGGATAATATTAATGAAGTAATTCCATTAAACGTAGCAATTCGTAAAGCCAAGATCAAGTATAAGCAGCTTACTAGCTCTATTAGCTATTCCAGCAAAAAGTACCTAGACTATCTAAAAGATGATAATATCGTAACGCCAGTAGAAAGCGCAACTAGAGCTTCATACGATGCAATGTTTGCTATCTGGCGTAAACGTATTGAGAACTGTATTAATGCTGGCTATGCAGTAGACGATATTAATGACAATGTGTTTATTGAATGCAACAAAGCAAATACTACTCAAAAGTATTCTCCATTAGATACGTTGTGTGCTTGGACTACGCTTGATGAAGTAAAAGCAGCTTATAAAGAAAACAGAAAGCCACGTCTGTTTAAGAACAAGGACAAAGATGCTCAAGCTGCTAGAACAGAACGCTCATCTGTCAATCATCTTAGCGAAAAGTCACTTAGCAGAATTATCAGACTGTTTGTTCTTGCTTCTAGAAAAGCTAATGACTTTACAGAAGAAAGCTACGAGCAGTCAAGAGCATGCTGTCATCCTAATTGGCTACGTGGTGTAGAAGCTATTAAGCGTGCTAATGGCTGCAAGACGATTGAAGAAGTAAAGTCTTTCGTTGATAATTACAATCATCGTATTGTAAGCGTTAAGCGTGTAAAGCTTGATAAGCCTGTGCCTGTATACGATTTAACTGTTGATGGAACGCATACATATATAATTGAAGAAGTAACAGTTTGTAACAGCCACGGCATGGGCGTAAAGGCGACTAATGCGCTTTCAGAGTTTTTTACAGCAACTACGTGCTACAAAGGTCGTTGGTACACTATCGGCTTTGAGCGCGGTGTTCTTACTCAGCCACTTAAGCAAACGACAGCGCCTAAGTTTCAAGGTAAAACGCTGAAGAAAGGCACGCTTATTCATCTTAAGCACGACAATAAGATCTTTAAGAACGATAAGCGATTAGACTTTGAGCGTGCTAAGTCTTGGGCAGAGATTACGACGTATCTTAATCCTGGCTTTACTGTTGTCATCAAAGATAAGGATGGCAATACTTTTAAGTATAAGTCACAAGAAGGTGCTAAAGAGTTTGTGCAAAAGATTTTGACAGATCTTAAGGCACAAGCTGAGCCAGAGGTTTTCGAGTTCAAAAATGAGTTAGCAGATGTCGTTGTTTCTTTCTCGAGTGCAGAAGGCTGTAACGTTCGTGGTTACACTAACGGTCTTTTCAATTCAGATGGCGGTAAGCACGTTGATTCTGTTGTTAATGCTCTCTTTAGCGCTTGCAAGCCATTTGCTAAAGCTAAGCAAACGTTGTCTTTATATGATTTTAAAGAAGGACTAGTTGGCATTGTTAATATGCATCTGCACAAAGCAGAGTTTTCTTCTCAAGATAAGCTCAAGCTGACAGATAACCGTGCCGGTGCAGATTTTCAATCAGTGCTAGAAAAGCATGCATCTGCTTTCTTTAAAAAGAATAAAGTACTAGCGCAGAAGCTGTGCGAACGTGCGTCTAAGCTGTCCGAGCTACGTAATCAGTTTAAAGCGTCTAAAAAGATGATTACTGCGCTTAATGCAGCTAAGAAGAAAGGCATGCCAGCTAAATACGCACCTTTTGATTCTCGTTCTAAGCTAGAAGATAGAGAGCTTCTGATTGTAGAAGGCGATTCTGCTGCTGGTGGTCTTAGAGAAGTACGTTATTCATACCAGTCTCTGATGCCATTGCGCGGAAAAATTGCAAATATCGCAAAAAATCCTAACTTCGTATACACATCAGAAGAAATCATTAATATCCTATCTGCAATTGGATATGATCCTAAGCTAGAAGATCCGCTGTCTAAAGTTCAAATCGGCAGAATGATTTGTCTGGCTGATGGTGACGAAGACGGTTTCCATATTAATACTTTGCTGCTTACTTTGATCTTTAAAGTTGCGCCTGAGCTCTTTGAAAAAGGCATGGTTTATATTGCTGACATGCCAGACTTTTATGCTACATACAAAGATCAAGTTGCTATTGGCAAATCAGTATCAGAAGTACGTCAAAAGCTCAATGCTATGAAAGCGCCTAAATCTGTAGAAGTTAACCACATTAAAGGATGGGGTGAGATTAACTCATCTTTGATGAAGGCACTGGCTGTTGATAAGGCGACTAGAAAGCTTATTAAGATTAAGGCTTTGACAGATCATGATAGAGTTACGTTTATTCGCATTATGAATGATGACGTTGCGTATCGACGCCAAATGCTAGGCTTGTCAGAAAACGTTTAACTTTATAATAAAGCAATGATGAAAGATTCTATTAAGATTCCTAAGTACGTCATTGCTGCTCTTAGAAGCTGCCTTACAGCTAATAATTGTTTTTTAAAGTCTAAAGCACAGCGCTTACTCGCTGTAGACGAAAAGACAAATAATTGGTTTAAGGCAGCTTCTGAAGTATTTGCAGCAGAAATTACGCCAGAACTAGTGTACTACACTGCTATAAAGCAAGGATTAGATGCGTATAAGCCAAAGCTATGCTTAAATTGCGGAAAGCTGCTTAATCTTCGTGCTGTAAAAGAGAATAGACCATTTTGCTCTAGTAGATGTAATCTTAGCTCAAGCGCTACGCAAGAAAAGCGTAAAGCTGGTTTTCTAGAAAAGTATGGCGTCACTAGTCATTTTCACTTAGCAGCTGTTAAAGAAAAGCAAAAAGCAGCTTGGATAGAAAAGTACGGTGTTGATAATCCTTCAAAGTCTAAGCGCGTAAGAGAAAAGACTAAGGCTACGCTTCAAGCAAAGTACGGCGTAGAAAACGTATTTCAGCTGCAAAGCGTTAAAGACAAGATATTGCCTTTAATTAGGCAAACGCAGCATGAAAAGTATTATGACAACTTTAGACAAGTATTAGAGAATAGTAATGTAGACTATTTGTCTAGCAAAGAAGATTATGTAAACTGTAAGCCAATTATTCTACAATGCAGACATTGCAAGACTATTTGGATTACATCGCCAAATGGACAAGCAGAGTACTTGAAGCTATGTCCTAACTGCTTTGATGGCGCAGGCTCTAACTTAGAGAAAGAGTTATGTCATTATATAGAGTCTATCTACTCTGGTAAGATCATACGAAATAGCAGATCAATTATTAAACCGCAAGAATTAGATATCTATTTACCTGAAAAGAAGCTAGCTTTTGAGTTTAATGGTACGTACTGGCATTCTGAATCTGCAGGTACTTCTAGACTTTACCATTTCAATAAGACAAAAGCTTGTAAAGAGAAAGGCATACAGCTTATTCATATCTTTGAGCATGAATGGGTAAATAGTAAAGACAAAATAAAGGCGTTGATTCGTTCTGCTCTTGGCATTTTTTCAGAAAAAATTTATGCTCGTAAGTGTCAGGTTAAGCCAATTTCTAGTAAAGAATACTCGCAGTTTCTTGATGCATACCATTTGCAAGGTCCAGTTAATTCATCTATTCGATATGGTCTTTACTATCAGAATGATCTAGTATCTGTGATTGGCTTTGGTAAGTCACGATTTAAGAAAAATGAGCTAGAGCTATATAGATATTGTGTAAAATCTGATTATCAGATTATTGGTGGTTTCTCTAAGCTGATTAAGCATGCATGTAAAGACGCTAGCATCGATGAGTTTATATCTTATGTGGACTTAGCGCATTTTAATGGCCAAGGATATAAGAAAATAGGATTTAGAAAAGTCTCAGTTACAGTGCCATCATACATTTACGTAAAAGCATATAGCGTTTTATCGAGACAGCAAGCGCAGAAGCATTTACTGCCTGCGCTGCTTGGGTCTACTTATGATAGTAGCTTATCTGAAAGCCAAAATATGCAGTTAGCTGGTTACTATAAAGTCTACGATGTAGGAAATCTCAAAGTAGCATACACTGTACACAAAACTAGTGTATAATATAGATATGTCGTAAACCTGTAGAGTAAGGAGACACTCTATGACAGATTTGATTTATCCTTCAGTTAAGCCAAATGATATGCTAACCAAGCATGACATTGAATACAAAGATGTTTGGCGTCATCATGCTACTGTACTGAGCAGCTATTACAATATGCTTCAGTATGCAGAAAATATGATATCATCTGCGCTTAACAGTGGTCGTTGCAGAGATGCTGTTGCTAAGCAGTTTTACAGATCTCTTAGCTGCAGCATCATGCTGCTAAACGGAAGCATGCCGCCTGGTGAGCTGATTGCTGCAGGTGAAGTTATCTCTAAGTCTACACTTAATTTGTCGCTTAGCAATGTTTTTAGAATCTATGATATTCTGCAAAATTGCGATGTGTATGTAAAGTATCTTTCTTCTGCTGTAAATGAGTACGACATTATCTTGTCTAATAAATTCAGTGTTCAGCAGCTTCTTGGATGCAACCAATTCGTATATGATCAGCTGCTAGATATTCTGTCAATTTTGAAAATGCATGATAGTCTTAAATAACAGTCTTACTAATACTATCTAAGGAGAGTTTTATGGCATCAGTTTCTCATTACGAGCTTGTAGAAATGATTGCAGCGCTTTATGCAAATGTATCTCGCGCTGCATGTGAGATTGCACGCGATGGCTATTCTAACTACAAGCTGCATTTGGCAGCAGCAAAGCTTTGCTCCATCGTTGATTGCACTAAGAAGTCTGCTAGGAGCTACGCCTCTAACGAAGCTATTTCTGCACTAGACGAATTAGCAGCAGACTATGATTCAATCTTTACTAACGCAATTACTTGTGAGCGTTCTATCTACGTAGATATGGATTATCTTGGCTCAATGCAAAAATCGCTTAACAGTATTTTTGCAGTAGTGGATAATGCTGGTTACTCATCATCTGATAAAGAATTTGCGCTTAGAAAAGAACAAATCGAGCAAGCACTAGAGGTTATTATCTCGCAGCTTAAGCTTATTAAAGTGCATACTCAGATTTGCTATCAGTCAGGCGCTGCAAAAATTCTAAATAGTACTAAGTTTTAACGCGAGTACTCTTTATAAATCAGCTAGACTTATTATAGGCAGACAATGTGTAAGACTTTAGACTCTATCGATGAACAGTTTAACTGCTGTCATAATAATACTCTAGCTGATGAGCCAACTCTAATTCCTCAATACATTTTAGACATTTATGCTTCTGCGAGGCGGCAATTTTCTGCACGTGGCTTTGAGATAAAAGCAGCACTAGATACTAGAGTAGATAAGTGGTTTGAACAAGTATCAAAGAAGTACGGTTTTCAAGTTAGTCCATACTACGTATATCTTGCATCAGTAAAAAATAGATTAGTTTCTTTTACGCCTAAAAGATGCTTACACTGCGGAAAAATTATAGAGCAGCTTGACAGACCTAATCGTCAATTTTGCTCTAAAGAATGCCAGCATAAATCAGATATACTGAAAAAGAAAACTGCAGATACATGCATAAAGCGTTATGGCACTGCAGCACCAGCTAAATCAAAGCAAGTTCAAGATAAGATGAAAGCAACTTGCTTAGCTAGATATGGTGTTCAAAATGCGTATCAAGCAAGTGCAGTAAAAGAAAAAATTAAGAAAGCTAATGTGTCTCGTTTAGGCGTAGAGTATCCAATGCAGTCTGCCAAAATTAGAGATAAGTCTAAGCAGACTTGTTTGCAGAAATACGGTGTTGAGTCTTTTTCAAAAACAAGTGAGTATAAAGAAAAGAATAAGTCTACTATGCTAAAGCGCTACGGCGCTGACAATACTCTTAAGTCTAAAGCTTTAAAAGAAAAGTTTACAAAGACTATGATTGACAAGTATGGTGTTCCATATGCAGCGCAATCAGATGAGATCAAGCATAAGTTTATTAAGTCTAAGCGAAATAATCACTTCGATGTATTTACTGCAATACTAAGGTCTAAAGATATAGAATGCTTGTCATCTAAGCAAGACTATATAGAGTATAAGCCAGTAAAGCTAAAGTGCGCAGTTTGTAATCATGCTTGGATAGCAGATTCTTCAGTTGTTGCATCAAAGCTTTTTTGTGAAAAATGTAAAGATAAAGCAACACGTTGTCGATCTAATAAAGAGATAGAAGTACTGAATTATATCAGATCTTTGTACTCTGGAAAGAATATCCATAATACTAAGCAAGCAATTTCGCCTTTAGAGCTAGATATCTACTTGCCAGAAAAACATCTTGCTATAGAGTTTGATGGCAACTATTGGCACTCAGAAAATGTAGGCACTGCATCAACATACCATTTTGAAAAAACAAAGCTATGTAATCATGCAGGCATTCGACTTATTCATATATTTGAATACGAATGGGACTTTAATCAGAAAAAGATTAAAGCACTTATTAGATCAGCATTAGGCTTATATAAGACTAGGCTATACGCACGCCAATGCGTTGTTAAGCCAATTTCTAGCAAAGATTATAGAGTTTTCTTATCAGAGTATCATTTGCAAGGTGCCGTTAACTCATCTATAAGATATGGTCTTTTTTATAAAGATGAGCTAGTCTCAGTTGTAGGCTTTGGTAAGTCTAGGTATAAAGCTAGTGAGACAGAGCTGCTCAGATTTTGCACTAAATCAGATTATCAGATCATTGGCGGTTTTTCTAAGCTAATTACACATGCTTGTAAGCTTAACAACATGCATAGCTTTATTTCTTATATAGATCTAGCACACTTTCATGGTAGAGGATATAAGAAAGTTGGATTTGAGAAAGTCTCAATTACAAAGCCATCATACGTGTATATAAAAGGAAATGAAATACTGTCTAGATACCAATGCCAAAAGCATAAGCTTGAAAAGCTTTTAGGCACTGCATATAACGAAAGCCTGACTGAAACTGAAAACATGGTACTAGCAAGATATATGAAAGTGTATGATTCTGGTACTCTCAAAGTTGTATATAATTATAAAGATTAATTGTAATCCATTACTTAAGGTGATATGATGCGTAGGCGTAAAATCATAGCAGATGTTCCTTTTACAGGCGTAGAACAGATTTCTGATCAGTCTATTACAGAATATAGCACTAAAGCTATGACAAGGTATGCAACAGCAGTCAACCTTGATAGAGCTATTCCTGAATTATTTGATGGCCTTAAGCCAGTAGCTAGACGAGTTGCTTGGGCTGCTACAGCATTTAAAGGTGGACCAGTTAAGAGCGCTCGTATCACAGGTCACACGATGGGGTCATTTCACCCACATGGTTGTCTTGCAGCAGGTACAATGTTCTACTGTACTGATGGTAAGTTTAGATCAATTAAAGAGCTGTATGATAACAATGTTCCACGCGGTGTACTAGCATACGATGAAGAGCATAATACGCTAGTTCCGGCAATTGGATATCATTGGCGTATTGGCTCTGTTACTAAGACTACTTATGAGATTACACTAAGCAATAATCAAAAGATTATTGCTACACCAAATCATAAGTTTTTAACTACGCTTGGTTGGCTTCGTGCAGATGAATTAGCCGTTGGAAATATGCTTTATAGCGGCAATATTTATAATATTGGTAGTAGCTTATATAGAGCAGTATTTTCTTCTACTAAGCTAAAAGATAGTGAAGGCGATAGCATAAGAGATACGCTCATTAATGATGATGACTCTCAATACGTTCTTCAAGAAGCCGAGTTAATGGTTAGCGTATCTACTATAGCTAAAGTAGATCATGAAGAAGACCAGGTGCTTTATGACTTTACAGTAGATAAGTATCATAATGCACTGATTGGCTTTCCAGCAGCTGCCAAAGATAATAAAGTACCATTTTGCATTACACATAATTCATCGTATGGTACGATTGTAGGTATGGTACATGACAACGTACCACTGTTTACAGGCATTGGCAACTGGGGTGGTTTGCTCGATGGCGCAGCAGCAGAACGTTATACTAACTGCTGCCTGTCAGATGTAGGCTGGTCCTGCTTTGATCCTAACTATATTGCAGTAACTGACATGGTTCCTAACTATGATGGTAAAGATAAAGAGCCGGTCATTATTCCAGTTCAGCTACCATTTGTATTGCTTAATGGCTCTGATGGTATTGGTGTTGGTGTTACTTGCAAGCTTCCTTCTTTTACTTTAGAGTCTGTAAAGAATGTACTTGTCAAGCTTTTTGGTGGTGAAAAGCTAAACCATCAGCTTATTGCTAAGATACTCAAGCCACAGCTTAAGTACGGTGGCCATTTTGTAAATGATAAAGAAAATCAAGAACAATGGCTAGAGCTTATTAAGACTGGACGTGCTTCTATCAAGTACCAGTCTGACCTTGTTGTTGACGAGAAGAAGAAAGAAATTGAGATCTCTGAGTGGCCTGGCAGTCTTAATCCTGAAAAGTTCATTGCCAAAGTCAAGCTGCTGCCTCAAGTGCAGAGAGCATATAACTCTAGAGGTGCGCTTACTTTTAAGATTGAGGCTAAGCGTACGCTGACCACAGATCAGTTTACAGAGCTTGTAAAGAAGGTACAGAAGCTTGCTAGCTGCTCTGTTTCTTATAGAGTTAATGTAACCCATAGAGAAGTATCTATAAACGATGGCGTTGTAAACTATAATACACAGTTCTTGTCCTTAGGTATTTCTGAGCTTATTTTGCGCTGGTCCAAGCTTAGAATTGAACTAGAAGAGAAGTCATTAAAGTACCGTATTGAGAAGCAAGAAAAGATTATAGCTTACTCTAAGCTGCTTATTTTTGCTTGTAGCAAGCTTAACATTATCTTTCAGGCATTGAAACAGCCTAACTCTGAAGAATACCTAGTTGAGCATTTAAAGATTACGAAAGAAGAAGCTAAGTCTATTCTAGATCTTAGGGTTCGACAGCTATCTAAGCTGGACCAAGACGATTTAAAGGTAACGCTTAAGACTCAGCAAACAGAACTTGCTCAGCTCAAAACTTGGCTTAAGAATCCTAAGCCGAAGATTAAGGACGACATCATCAAAGCTGTTGCACTTGCCAACGCTGATGCTAAGAAAGAAAAAGCAAGACAAGAAACTTCTTTCAAACTTTTGTAAGAGATACACTCTGTTACATCCAAAACAGCATAAAATTGTCTATTTTATTTTTTGCAATATATAATTATCATAACCAATGTAATGAGAGTTGCTTAACAAACTCTCAGTCTTTTTGAGTAATATTGAGGTTAATTATGGCTAACTCTACTCTTACTGCTCTTCGTTCTGCTATGAAGGAAGTTGCTAATCTTGTTCGTGAAAACACGCGTCTTACCAAGCAGGTCGAATCTCTTACGACCAAGGCTGAAAAGCTTACAACCAAGCTTGAAGCTGTTAAGGCTGCTCCTAAGGCCAAGGTTGAAAAGGTTACTAAGCCTGCCGCCAAGCCTGCTGTTAAGAAGGCCGCTGCTCCTAAGGCTAAGGCTGAAAAGCCTGTCGCTAAGAAGCCTGTTGCTAAGAAGACCGCTCCTAAGGCCAAGGCTGAAAAGCCTGTCACTAAGAAGCCTGCTGTTAAGAAGGCTGCTGCTCCTAAGGCCGTTGCTCCAGCAGCTGATGCTGATTTCGATCTCTAAGACTATCGCTCTGTCTCCTAGCAGATAGTTGTGTAATAAAGCTAGTTAGGCATTGCGCTTAACTAGCTTTCTTTTTATCTTTTAGGCTTAAGAGATTACTATGGATCTTAAATCTGCACTTGAATGCGTTAAATCTCAGATTAGTACTTCTAATAATAGTACTTATAAAAAGAAAAAAGATAATATATTTTCTAGCACAGATAAAAAGAAAGCTAAGTCTGAGCTTTATTTTCAACCTGAGCCTACTGCAAAAGAAAAGCAAACTCAAGCCAATTTTCAAGCAGCATCAGCGCTATATGATCAAGTAATGTCATTTAAGACTGAGCTTGACGCTAAATCAGAATACTTTAAAAGTAAAGAGTATGATAATGAAGATGAGTTCTTTGAAGAGCTAAAAGAATACATTATCAGCACTCAAAATAAGCTTAAGACATTTGCCAAAGTCAGAGGCGTATCTTCTAGCTTACGCAGAGTTCAGACAGAGTGCCAAAGCTTTTTAGACGGCATTGAAGACAAGCTTGTAGAACCGCAAGATGTAGAATTTACGTCTATGAAGGAGTTTGTTGAAAAGACTATTGCCTCATATAACGTATTTTATAGAAAAGCTAAAGGCCTTACTAATGAAGATGTAGATGCTAGTAAGCTTAATATTTTTTTGAATAATCTTAAAGAAGATGCTGTGCATACAGAATACGCTCAAGCTGCTAAGCTAGTTTCTCTAAAGCTGCCAGAAGAAGCTGCACAGCCAGAAGAAAAAGATACTTATCTTTACGCGCGTGAGAATAGTAGAGTAATGCCTATTGCCATTTTCTCTGCAGCTCAGCTTAAATCTAAGTTCAAAGCAGACTCAGAAATTGGTTATCCTGTGCTCATGAATCAGCTATTGCTTTGTGTCAGTAATAAGGTTGCTAAGTACATTGACATTAAGAAAGAAGTTGCTGCGTATTCTAAGCAGACTGGCATCAAGTACGTGCTAGTTGCGCCATTTGCTGCATTTAAGGACAATTTTTATCATTACTGGGTTATGTCTGATGAAGATCTGTATAAGCTTCAAACTTGTACAGTTTACTATGACTCAATGAAGCTAAAAAATTGGTCTATACTATGATAGCATATCAATTATCTTTATTACCAGAAGACAGAACTATATCATTTCTCAAGAATCTGTTTTCTGATTGTCCTTTTGACATCAACTGGGATTTACTGCATTGCGAGTTGAATCTAACAACAGATCCACGTATTAAGAATGTAGTAGATCTAACAACATCATATAAAGCTCTGCCAGTAAACAGCATGTCTGTTTCTAATCGAGGCTTATCAATTGTATATGAGCCTGTGACAGAAACAACTAATTTGTACATGCCTATTACATCTCAGGCAATGGAGCAGCGCGCATATATTCTTAGATCAGAGTTCAAGCCGTTATTTCATCCACGTCCATTTCTTTATCTTTGCTTGTGTCCTGACTACTATTCTAGCATTCATCATAATGTATATGTAAATTCTATATCTGATGTTTTAGTACGCTATCAAGATCCATTATTCTTTACGCTAGAGACAGTACGCGCGATAGATATAGATGGCATTAATGATCAGATGCTATACGAAGAAAACGGTTTGTCTTAAGAAGGTTTGCTAGTATGGTAAAGTCTATGATACTAGATCACTGCTGGGTTTGTGGTACGTTTTTTATACCAAAAGGTCCAGCTCATGAAGAGCAGCACCATATAGTGCCACGCGCTTACGGTGGCGAAGATGGACCAGTAGTTTCTTTATGTGATTCTTGCCATACTAGACTTCATAAAGCAGCTATTTCTATTGCAGCTGGCAAACAGCCAGATCAGTATACGCTTGGTTTGACTGCAGATGCTAAAACAAAAGTTTTGTACTTAGCATCATGCGCAGCTAATGCAAAATTAGCAACGCTTAATGATCCTAATAAAAAGTCTGTAATTGTAATACCATTAACAGGTAAAGAAACGCAGCAGATAGATGCGCTAAAAAGAGCACTTAGAGCGCCATCGCGTGCAGCAGTAATTAAGGCAGCTATTTATACATTGTACACGAAACATTTTAGCGCTGAACTGTGATATAATAACAAATATTGCTTTAGATTCTAGCAATAAAGGAGACAAAGATGTCAGAATCGAGTAAATCATGTGGCATGAAGTGCGGAGAGTGCATATACTTCAAGTCTGTGGCTAGAGTAAAGAACTGTTGCAGTAAGGAAGGCGTAAGAGCTTTTGCAAAAGCGCCAGCACACTGTTTTGTTCCAGATATTACGCAAGTTACTACTAGTCCTGAGCAGCTGGCATCTTTTTTCTCACTCTGTAATACGCTTACACCAAAGCAGCTGCGTATCATTATTGCGATCTTAGTACAAGCTTCTACAGCTAGTGCCAAGCAGCTGTCTATTGGCTCAAAAGTTTATGTGCTTTCAGGCGAAGACTATATCAGCAATTATTTAGCTGCATATGTTTTTCAATACATGCCTGATAATACTGTTGTTATTTCTGGTAGTCCTCGGCTTAATTGTCGAGGAAAGTCTTTTATCGGCTACGTAAGTCAGAGCTCTATTATTGCGGCGGCAGATTGGCCTAAGAAACGAGCATCTTTGATTAAGCAAGGTCGTATAATTGATCCAGAGAAATCTACTACGGCTCTTACAAGCAGCGTTGATTCGTTTGAGCCAGATGTTCCTACTATCGATACTGTTCCTGAAGACTGGTTGCATAAGACTGAGTCAGACTCGAAGAAGAAGTTTAAAGACGCATACGATCGGCTGACACAGTTCTTAGCATAATTAATAATTGATCTTTCATACTAATAGGAGACTAGTATGATTAGAGAGTTGTTAAGCAGCAGCACTCGACCAAAACGAATACTCATAAATTGCTTACAGTATATTTTTGGATTGCAGAACAAGCATGCTGTACGAAAAGCGCTAACGCCTAAAGAGTTTGAATTAGCAAATAAGCTTTTAGCTGATGGCTATTTTTTAAAGAATTGCAAGCTATACTTATATAAAGTATTGCAAACATCTAGCATCAAGCAGTATAAAGAATTTGGCATAAGCTATGATGACGCTAGATGCCTAGTTTCTTGCAGAAAGTTTCTTATTGGCGTTGATGTTTCTTGGCCTGCGTATAGTATTAAAGATCTTGATGATTGCATCAATCAGTTGCTTACGCATAAGCTAGATGAATACATGGGCAGGTTCATTACTAAAAAGCTTTCATTTTTAGTTAAGTCTTACGGCCTTACGTATCATGACATCAAGATGGATATGATTTTTAGCGGCATAAATGCTATCTATAAGTCATATCCTAAGTTTGAATCAAAGCTACATGCGTTAAATACAGCAAAGCGCGCAATTCATAATGCAGGTATTGGTCTTATTGCGTACAATACAAAAGAATGCAGAAGTCAGCTTGTTAAAGATCAAGACGGAATGTTTCAGCATAAGCTAAGAGACATCTCGTCCGTTGGTGAAATTCCATATACTGATAGAAAGGATGTTATTGATGATTTTGATTCTTTGATGCATCTTTTGCCAAGTATGGGCAGCAAAGGCAGAAAGTTTATTGAGCTAGCATCTGGCAAGTATGATTTAGACTTTTCTAAGTTCTTAGGAAAAGACAATATTACCTATTTAGAAGAAAATAAGTATTCTTCATATATGAAGCAGATTCGTTCATTCTTAGGCGTAACTAATAAAGAAGTTTCTGTGTTTTTAGATAAAGTGAGAGCAAGACTATGACAGTATCTAACACCGTGATGAACGGCTTTAATCTGTATAAGAAGATTATTCCAGAGAATGAAAAAGTAGTATGGTTTGAAAATGCTGTTATTCGACTTAATACTGCAAATCAGTGTTCATGGAAGAAGAATATTACTATTACTAACGAAAATGCTAATGTTTCAGCTAAGATTTTTCTAGAGAAGTATCCTAACATTAGCTTTACTATTTCGCCTACGCCATTGAATCAGCTTGGACTTTCGATTTCAATGAGCATGAAGCTTCCACAGCGCTTTACTATTCTTCAAATGCAAGATATTATTGCTATTACTGAAGAAATTCAGCGTGTGACTGAAAGTACATGCATGCAGTTTAAAGCGTAATTTTCAGGAGATTGCTATGCCTGATAGCGTATTAGATATTAGCACCAGATATCAAGCGCTTTTGCAGCAGCGAATAGAACTAGAATGCAAGCTAGCTCAATTTGTTTTATCTAGAAGCCGAGAAGATGAAGCAAAGCTACGAAATATCAATAAGCAAATTTCTGAGCTAGAAAAAACTATGTACTCTGCAGACTCTTCTATGAGTAAGAGCATAGATGCATTATATCCAGAGCATGCATCGTATGCTTCAAAGATTCATAGCTAACAATGCTTGTGTACACAAATGACGTTAATTGTTATAATAGCAATTAACAGCTGACGATTTGGGAGGGCTGTTGAAGCTCTCCCATTTTGTTTAAGGAGAGAACATGAATTTGACAGAAGCCAAAGCGCTATACATCAAAGCAAAAGACGCATACTACAATACTGGCAATCCTATCATTACAGACGCTCAGTATGATAAGCTAGAAAATTGGATTATGTCTAAAGATCCAGATTGGTCGGAGCTGCATAAGACTGGTATTCGTGCAGGCAAGATTGGTAAGAAGCAAGAAATTAAGCTGCCTTTTTACATGCCTAGTCTTAACAAGTTCTATCCTGATGAAATCGATAAGCTTTGGACCAAGCTGCCTTCTTCTCATGAATACATTTACATGGCAAAGCTTGATGGTTGCTCTGTTTTGCTTGAGTATGAAGACACAAAGCCTATTCGGCTCATTACTCGTGGTAATGGCGATATTGGCAAAGATATCTCTTTTCTTATTCCATATCTTAACTTGCCTATTATCAATAATGCAGAGTATCATGCATTCAGATGTGAAGCTATTATTAGTAAGGTAGCTTTTATCAAATGGCAAAAAGAGTTTGATAACGCACGCAATATGGTGTCTGGCATTCTTAATCGAACACAGTACCATCCTGCGCTGTCAGATATCAACTTTGTTGTACTCGGAGAGTATGATAAAACGTTGCAGCAGTCTTTGCTAGACGCCAAAGCTTATGGTCTAGAAGTTGTACATTATACTGTACAGAGCGCTAACCGAGAGCATATTATTCTTGAAACAGTAAAGCACGGCATGTATGAAGCAGACGGTGTAGTAATTTCGACCAAAGACTTCAAGTATAAGTATGATTCGCCTGATAAGCCAAAGTATGGTATTTTTGCGTATAAAGAAAATCTAGAAGAATCTGAAGTTGAAGCAACTGTCAAGAAGATTCATTGGCTTCCGTCTGCTTTTGGTAAGTTAATACCAAAGGTAGAAGTCAACAGCGTTATAGTGCAAGGTGCTAATGTGAAGTTTGCAACTTGCCATAATGCGCAATGGCTTGTTTCTCATAAGATTGGTCCTGGCGCTATTATTAAGCTCATTCGTTCTGGCGAAGTTATTCCTAAGATTGTTAGCGTTGTATCGCCAGCGAAAGAGCTTCAATTGCCAGATGTAAACTACTATAAGAAAGGTGTGCATTTCTATCAAGCTGCTGAATCTGACGAAACGTATATTAAGAGTCTTGAGCGCATGCTAGTCAGCTTTGGTATTGATGGTATTAAGTATAAAACGCTAGAAACGCTGTATAACGACTACAACAGTATTTTCTTAGAGCTTGCACCAATTGATGCTATTATTAAGCTATCGCAGCAAAAAGAAATTAAGCAAGAGCTAATCACTAAGTTTGGTCCTAAGACTGGACTTGTAATGTTTGATAGCTTTAGCTCTATTCTTACAACTAAGCGTACAATTATTGATTGGCTTATTGCGACTAAAGCATTTGCTGAAGGCATTGGTCGTAAGCGTCTTGAAGCCATTCATAAGAAGCATGATCTAGTTAAGATGCGTAATCAGACTAAAGAACAGATTTACGCAGCAGTAGAATCAACGCCAGGCATTTCTTGTATTCTTGCAAATACAATCACTACTGGCTTACTTAAGTTCTATAATTGGTTTAGACAGTATGAAGACAAAGTAGAGTTTAAGTCTATTGACGAGCAAGAAGTTATTGCAGGTCCTATGTCTGGCATCAACGTAACATTTACTGGGTATAGAGATCAATCTCAAGAAAAGGCAATCAAAGAGCTTGGTGGTTCTATTGTCAGCTTTGGCGCTAATACTACTTGGCTTTTGTATAAAACTGGTGGTAAGGCTAGCTCAAAGATTGCTAAAGCTGGTGACAAGGCAATTACTTGGGATGATTTGGTTCAAAAGTATCCTGCATTGCCAAAGGCACCATCTATTACTAGGAGCTTATTCTAATGCTTTTACTCCATTTCATCTATGAAGCATCAGACAGTAGCGAAAGCCAAAAGCTTAATGCATTAGCTAAATTTTTGTATAATTTCTACGGATTTGATGGCACAGAAAATAGTTTTTCAGTAGACGAAATCTATTCAATACTTAAGCAGTTTTCATCTAAGTATAATGTAGACATAAGCAACATTAGTAATGTTTTGTCATCATATAAGCAAGGCAAAGAAGAGCTTAGAACAACTATCATGCCTATATGCTCTGTAGAAGACCAATACACTGTTGAAGCTGTTAGAATTGTATCTACTGGTTTGATAAATGATCTAGAGCAGAGAAAAGATATTTGCTTTATTGCGTATGCTAGTGAACCACCAATATATTTTACGCAAGAAGAATTTAATAATATCTTTCACAATGGTTTGAAAAATGTCTGATAAAAACTTATTCGAGCCAACACCACTGCCAATGCCAATTGCATCAGAAGGCAATTATGTTGTCATTCCAGACGATCAGGCAGTTACTGGTGATGGCAAAGCTTCTATTGCGCGTGGTTTTGCGCCAGAAACAGCGAAGCAATTAGATGATGGCGGTAAAGCTGTTCGTCGTCAAGACCTGAATGGCCTGTTTAACCGCCTTTCACAGATTCTGTATTGGGTACAGTCTGGCGGCCATTTTACGTATAAGCAGACTGTCAATTACGCACCAAATTGCATGGTAATTTATAACAACCAGTTCTATATATGTACTGCAGCAAATGGTCCAGATGAAGCATCAGGCGTAAAAGATCCATCAACAGCAACGACATACTGGGTGTCTTTGTCTAAGTTTGGTGATTTTATTACTGAAGGCTCTACTACAATTGGTAATTTATCTTTTGCGCAAGACGGTTTAAAAGCATCATTTAGCTTTTCTGGCTCTACACAGTCTTCTATATCACCTAGTGGTGGCTCTGGCGTATTTAATATCAGCACGTTTAGGGTTAATTCTGGTATTGGCGGTGGCGTATATGACATCAAAGATATTTTACAACGTCTCATAAAGATGTCACATACACATACATCTGTGTCTATCTCTGGCGATGGCAAAGTTAATTACTGTACGTATTGCTCATACTGCAGTTATTGCTGCCATGATTGCTGCCAAGACTGTGGTGATGATCAGCCTTATTAATATTTGAGGCAAGTTAATAATGCAAAATATTTTTACTAGAATTGTAGATGCTGAAACTAATCCATTAGATTTAGGCACAGCAATCAATATCTATTGCGATTCTAATAGATTTGTTGTTAGACTGCTTTCAGCAAATGATAAAGCAGACTTGTCAAGCTGTTTTGATCAAGAAGATATTTTAACTAGCGATAGTATTAAGTCTCAAAAAATTAAGGTAAAAATCAATAATGTAGCATATTACATTACTGATGAGCTTATTTTTGATTTGCAGAAAGAAAGTCAGCATTTTCTTAAGCCATTAAGTAACTATCTTATTCTTCTTCAAAATAATAAGCTAGAGCTAGTTAACTTTCAGCTAGAAACAGCTTTCTCGCACTATCGTGTACCACAGTACATTAGATATAAGTCTGATAGATCTCAATGCATTTGCTTGGCACAGATATATAGCATAAATGCCAAAGACAGCTTCGATAAGTGCTGCAAATCAATAACACGATTTAATAATGTTCCATTAATTACTAATCTTATTGACGACAATGCTATTATTGAAAATACAAAGCAGGTCGTTAATGATGATTACTCAAGTAATGGTACGTCTGGCAGAAATCGCCTTCAAGCATATCTTACGCTAGAGCCTTTGTCTGAATCTGTAAAAGCAGAAGATAAGGTACTAGTAAAGGTATCTTGTATGAGAAATGGTGAAGTGCAGACTAATGCAAACTTTACTGTATGCCTTGAAGCTGTAGACGGATATCTGCCACATTCTAGAGTTCGCTTAGAGAATGGTACGGCTACATTTGCAGTTTATGCAATGCTGCTAGACGCTGGTGAATCTATTCGCATTAAAGCAGGTCTGCATCATTATAGAGGCATGGCAGAATGCGTAATTCCTGTTGTTGCTAATGATAAAGCCGTAGAGATCAGAAACTATGTAACGCAAGAAGAGCTGCAGACAGCTATTCTTATAGCTAAGAATGAAGCAATTGCTAGTGCGCAGCAAAACTTTGAGCTATTATACAGTAAATTAAAAGATAAGCTGTGCGAGCTTCAGCAAGAACATTATGATCGAACCAGCGGTTAATCTAATGCTAGGCACTGCATGTAATAAGCGTTGCTCTTACTGCATGCAGCCGCGACATGGCAGCAATGGCAAAGTAGACGTAGACGAGTTTTTAGCAAAGTTTTTTGTATATACGAAGGCTCATCATCCTAGTGGCTACAAATATGTAGAGTATTGGGGTGGTGAGCCTTTGCTGTACTTTGAGTACATAAAAGCTATTCAAGCATTTTTAAAAGAACACAATTTCTTTGCTAATGGCTGCAGATCACGCATTATTACTAACGGCACACTCATAGATGATGAGTTTGTACAGTTTTGCAATGATAATGAGATATTAGTCAATTTAAGCTGGCATGATGGCATGCTGTCAGATGATCAGCTTGTAAAGTTTTTACAGATAAAGCGAATTTATATTACAAGTGTCATTACGCATAGTCATATATCATTAGAAAGAGATCATGCTGCTTGGAGTAGAGTAAGAGACTTAGGCCGAGTTGTTAAGTGGCAAGTATATCCAGTACATTGCACAGATAATTGTAGTGTTAATGAGTACTTGACTAAAGACGACGTAGACGCTTATTTTTCAAGGCTTGCTCAGTATGTAAATGCTAATGATGCATTCTATAAATACATATTAAAGCATTTATATTCTACTTACGTTTCATATAAAGCTGCGGCTATCGAGCCAAAATGCTATGGCAATAGAGCTTTAAGCATAGACTTGCATGGCAATCGTTATCATTGTCATCATATTATGCAAAAAGAGAACATTGCATACAATATTTTTGGCAGCAATAAAGCTAATTTAGTAAAGAGCAATATTGAGTACGATAAGTTTTTTAAGACTAGCAAATGTCAGTCATGTCCTCATTTAGACTATTGTCTTGGCGGTTGTTATCTGTCAAATAGGCATGAAGTAGAGTGCTATTGGGTTCATTCAGCTTATAATTTTTGCATAAAGTATAAAGATGCTATTCAAAATCAACTGTATTAAATCAGATGGCTCTAAAGATTACTGGCTGTTTGACAACCAGACTTTAGAGATTAAAACATCTAAGAATGTACCTGCTGTATTCGAGCAAGATCCTCGATTTGATGAGTTTAGACCAAAGCAGAGAGTCTTTACATCTAAGTCTTTACCATTAGTAGGTAAGTCAAATATTAAGACGATTAAGCTGTCGCTTGGATTTAAATGCAATTATAAATGTGAATATTGCTGGCAGCGTCAGTTTGAGCAATATGCTCTAGATGCATCGCCTATACAAGTATACTCGTTTATGCAAAAGCTTAGTAGCATGGATTTGTCTAAGCTTACAAGAATAGAGCTCTGGGGTGGCGAGCCTTTAGTATATTGGAAGACTATTAAAGCATTAGTGCCTCAGCTGAAATCTGCATATCCAAAAGCAGATATCTACGTACTTAGCAATGGCTCTTTGATGACAAGAGAAATTGCTGATTTTTGCGTAGAATATGACGTAAAACTTGGCATTAGTCATGACGCGCAAGCATTTACAAAGTATAGAGATAAAGAAGATCCATTAGACAATCCAAATACACTAGACGCAATTAAGTACTATTGTAATAAGTGCATGCAAGTGCATAATCGATCTATATGGTTCTGCGTTACTATCTCAAGATACAATATTGACATTGATGAGATTTATCCATTCTTTAAGAGCAAGCTTGGTGAAGATACGCCTTTTTACGTGCATGTAGACAATGCAGTAGAAACAGCTAGCAAAGAAGAGCATGATAAATACGCATTTACACAAGAAGAACGAGATTTCTTCTTTAAGAAGATTAGAACTGCTTACTTAGATCCAGTGCATCCGCTTAACGCAGATTTAAGTAAAGAGCTGCGATACGCTATCTTTCAAATTGTCAATGCAATTACGCCTAGAGTAAATCAGTTTGGCTGTGACATGGCAAATTCTGATGTTATTTCTATGAATATGCGTGGTGATGTATTGCCATGTCATAGTTTTCCAGCAGAAACCGTTGGCATGTTCAATGCATTAGATAAAGTCGTGATCAATAAGCTACGTTCTTGGGAAAGTAGAGAGAACTGTAAGCGTTGTCCTATTTTGCCAATTTGTCACGGTGGTAAGCCATGCATTACTAATGAAGAGCATAGCTGGTTGTGCGATCAAATGGTTTTTTGGAAATATCCTATCTTCATTGCTGCATGGAAAGTACTATTTGATGCAGATATTGTAAGCATTGAGAACGCATAATGTCTTTTACTTATAAAGAGCCTACACGACCAAGACGACATGTTTTAGCTGCTAATTTCTTTGAACATGTCAATTTTGCGTATGATGAGACAAAGCATGCTACTAGAATATTGCAGCCTATCTTAGTATCTAGCTGTGAATCATACATAGAATATGATTTATTGCATAGCACTAAGCACATTCTTGGCAAATGCGTTAAGAAAGATGATGCTGCGTATAAAGTAGTTGCAGAAGCTATACTAGATACTAGATCTCTTGCGCATAAAGACTGGTGGACAATCGCATCAGATATTTGCTGCGTGTTTGATAAAACAACAAATCGTTTATTCTATATTCCAGTCTCTGCAATTAATGCGCAGTTTAAGCAGCATACAATCGCATCATTAGATCTTCTTAATTGCTCTTGCTTAGCGCAACTTTGGGTTCGTAGTCCTGAAGATCTTGTTTGTGATTGCTCTATGTCATATACTACGCATCAGTCTGACGTAAATGGCAAGTATTGCGCATTTTCTTTAGGCAATACATGCACGCAAGATGATATAAACGCTAATAGCATGGCGTCTAAGCATCTTAATCTCAGCTTTATGATGATAGTACCTAGCGTAGAAACTAGCATATCTGAGACTGCACAAGGCAGAATTACTACTTGCAGCATTGATGATCACTATGATAATGAGCAAATAGAAGTGCAGCTGATTGCATTTAACTATGCTACAGGAAAGCAATGCTTAGACGCGTTTGGCGAGTTAGATTTACTATACGATAATTGTAGCATTAGCTCTACACGAGTTATAATGAAGCATGGATTTGCAAAGTTCTATATTCGTCCGTTCGTGCAGTCAGATGAAAGTAGCGATCAGCTAGCTAGAGTGATTTTAAGCTTACACGGTAGCACTCCAGCGCGTTTGCATTGTACTTTTAGAATTTAATGCTTATTGACTACTACCGCGTACATTGTTTATTGGTTGCATACGCGGCTCGATTACTCTAAAGATTTTACTTATGAGCTCATTTGTAATTACAAATACTGGCTTAGAGCGAGCAGCTCAAGCTAATAAACAAGGCGTTTCGCTGACAATTGCAAAGTTTGTAGTTGGCTCTGCTTTTGGATATACACCATTAGCAAGTGATACAAAGCTTCATGGCGATTACTTATATGAAAACACACCGCTTTCATTTAAGTATGTCGGCAATCGAACTATTCAGATTACTTGCAGCATTCCTGAAGAAGTTGGTCCTTTTTCTTGGGGTGAAGTTGGTCTGTACTTAGACTCTGGTGAGCTTTTTGCTCTTGCATCTTTGCCTAAGCCTCAGAACAAGTATTCTAGTATTGAGTCTGAGATTGCATCTAGCATTACCTTCTACTGCTATCTTACTCTAGCATATAATAAGGTTTCTATTACAATCGACTACGGTGAAAATCCAAATTCAATTGTAGAAATTATTGATGCACATGCTTGGTCGTCTGTTAAGAAGCCTAGTGAGTACGATCAAAACATTTCTGAAATCGTAGTTCATGAGCTTTCACCAAGTAAAGATGCTACGCTACTAGTGCGTGCCAGCGATGATAAGTGGAGCATTTCATCTACGTATCACGTTTCTTTCTCTAATATAGTTCCTGTAGCATCTACACGAGAATATCTAGACTTTCCAATATCTGGCAGCGTATTAGCAAGTATGGCAACTAATACGAAAAATACGTATGTTGCACAGTTTCCAGACGGCACATTTTCATCATTCTCTAAAGTAACAGTTGTTGGTAATAACCTACGCTTTACATATACTGATCGGCTTGATAACGCAAGAGAACGAGAATCTCAGATTTTCATGTACTCATCTAATGCAGGATACTCAGAATCAGATATTAAAAGCATTGTTCTTAACGTATTTTTTCCAGTAGGCTCTACGTATATTTCTGCTAATAATAGCTTTAATCCTAATACTGCATGGGGTGGTACTTGGGTTAAGCTTCAGAATAAGTTCTTACTTGGCAGCGGATCTCGTAGCCTTGGCACAGAAGGTGGTGAAGAAAACGTTACGCTAAGTCAGCAACAAGTTCCTGCGCATTCACATAGCATTGGCTCCATTAACTCTACTGGTGCTATCTATACGCTTAAGAACACGAGCGCAGGTTATCCAAATCCTGAAGGTGTTTTCTATAGAGGAAATGCATTCAATGCTGCCGTAGGCCACGGTAATAGTGACGACTGGGGTGGTAAATTCATATTTGAGCTCCAGAGAAATGTTTGGGGTAGCACATCTACTAGCGGTTCTGGCAGCTCGCATAACAACATGCCACCGTTTAAGGTAGTTCATATCTGGCAGCGTACTGCATAACAGGTAAAATAAAATGGAAGTAATCGTATCATTTAATGTACAGCGAATTTCTGTAAATAAGGAAAGCTTTGAGCTCTCTTTTAGCAAAGATCTCCTAAAGGTTGTACCTGCTGATGTAGCACTAGATGACGTAGAAGAAATCTGGTGGAATGTTTCAGGCACTTCATGCTTTATGCTTACTGGCAGTACACCAGTTTTCTTTGTAGAAGACAAGTACGAAGACTACATTAAGCCATTTGTAGATATTTGGCAAGCTGAAAAAGATAAGCGTACGCAAGAGCAGTTAGTGCTCGAGCAAAACTATGCTAAGTATGAAAACCGTAAAGCTCGAGCTATAAATATCATTCGAGCAGATTATAATAGTGCAGTAGAGCATGGCTTTGTTCGTACATCATTAGGTTTTGATGCAGATATTTCACCTAAGTCGTCTGCTACACTTGCTGGTACTCAAGCAAGTCTAGCATATGCTGCAGCTACACTATCTAATGACGAGCCTAAGACTGATTTTCTAGATTTTAGTAGCGTTGAGCACAAATTAGATGCAGCTCAAGTCGGACGCTTGATCTACGAAATCAATTATGCTCAGAATTACATTCGTGGTTTAAAGCATATATTCAAGACAAAGATAAATGATGAGACGATCGATAATGACAGCTTAAACGCAGTGCTTGAAACATGCGTTTATAACACGCTTGATTTTTCTAAACTAGATGAATCTGGTAATCCAATAGCACTATCATTACCAGATACTGCTCAATCTGTTATTGCTCGAGTTGATGCAATGCACTAAGCATAGTGTTTAAACTCAGCTTTGTAGAAATAATTCTGTGCTTATGCATAGGAGACAACGATAGTCGCTGTATCCGCAGCGCTTATCATAAACATAGAGAGTAGAGTGCATGACTAATGTAACTGTTATAAAAAAAGATGGCACACATGAAGCATGGTGCGGTAGCAAGATTATCGCAGCTGTTAAGAAAGCTGCAGAGCGCTGTAACTATGCGATTTCTGACTCACAACTAGAAACAATTGCAAAAGAAATTAAAGATTCTTTTCCAGCTCGTATTGACGCTGTTACTGCCAATGAGCTTCATGTACGCGTAATTGCATATCTTCGAATTCTTGGCTATACTGCTATTGCTGATTCTTATCAAGAGTATCGTGATTATAAGAACACATACGCTAAGGAGTTTGAAAAGATCAAGCATGAGGCAGACGGCGTACTGCAGCTTGGCGACCGTGAAAATGCAAACTTTGATAGCAGCCTTATTTCGACCAAAGGCTCTCTAATTAAAGGCTATTTGACTAAGAGCTTATATAAGCAGTTCTATCTGTCTAGAACAGAGAAAGAGTTGACTAAGCGCGGCGATATCTATATTCACGATCTTCGTGATATGATTCTTGGCTCATTTAACTGCTCACTGTTTGACGTTGGCAATGTGCTTAAAGGCGGCTTTGAAATGGCCAACGTTAAGTACACTGAACCAAAATCAGTTCTTACTGCGCTTCAAGTAATTGGTGATATTACACTTGTTGCGTCAGCGCAGCAGTTTGGCGGTTTCACCATTGCCGAGCTTGATAAAGCATTGATTCCGTATTGCTATAAGACATACGAAGCAGCTAAGGCGCTTTACTACAGCATTAAGTATGATAATGCCAATCTAAGCGAAGAAGAGCTAGAAAAACGCCATGCTGCAGATGCTGATGCTGCTCATAAATACGCAATGTTTGCAGTAGATCGTGAGCTTCATCAAGGCTTTCAGTCGCTAGAGCTTAAGCTTAATACAATTCCTTCTGGTCGTGGTGATTTTGCATTTACGACTATTACGTTTGGTCAATGGAATCCTAAACTGCCAGAGCTTGAACGTGTATTTTTCAAGCTTATCGGAACTGCTATTCTTGATACACGTGAAAAAGGCCATGGACATAAGCAGGTTGTTTTTCCGAAGCTAGTCTATCTGTACGATGAAGACTATATCAAGCAAGATACGTATTCTGCAGAGTTGTTTGATGCAGCTGTAAAATGCTCTTCTAAGTGCATGTATCCAGATTACTTATCACTGACTGGTAATCCTGAAAAGAACAAAGTTGCACAGGTTTACTTAGCTTCTGGCAAGAAAGTTATTGTAAGTCCCATGGGTTAAGAGAAGATCGACAGCTCATGTAAAACCACGAGATCCTGCAAAGATCAGGGTGTTAATTCTTAAGAATTAGCTAACGGTGAACCGATAACAAGGAATACCGTGCCGAGCTTTAATAGCATATCTCATAATATGCTATTTAAAGAAGGTGTAGAGGCTACCGAAAGCATAAAGTATATTGGCGTTAGTGTGAGCCGATACTTGAGAAGCGAGTAGGGTACACGTCAAGGTGAAATTCCTGCGTGGAAGTACGTGGTTCTAGCTAACAACTAGAAAAGAGATAGTCCAATTATGTGTCGTGCGTATTTAAGTCCTTGGAAAGATCCAGAGACAGACGAGTATGTTGCAATGGGTCGTTGCAATATTGGTGCTGTTAGTTTGAATCTTCCAGTTATTTTTGCTGTTGCTAAGAAAGAACATCCGTTAGACTGGAAAGAAGCATTTTGGGGTATTTTAGAAGATCGTCTTCAAGTAATTCGTAACTTCTTGAAGAAGCGCTATGATTTTATCAAGCACGTTAAAGCAGGTACCAATCCACTAGCATTTTGCCAAGGTGGTCTTCATTGGGGTAATTTAGATCCTGATGATGAAATTGGTCGTCTTACAGACTATATGACTGCTTCATTCGGCATTACTGCGCTTAACGAAGCTACTAGCATCTGGTCTGAGGGTGAGTATAACATTTGCAAAGACAATTCTTTCGCTAAACGCGTAGTTCAATTTATCTCTGATAAGGTAGATGAATTCAAGAAAGAAGATGGTTATTTATACGCGTTGTATGGGACTCCCGCAGAATCTCTGTGTAGTACTCAAGCTACACAGTACAAAGAGTACACTGGCGACGATCAGTTTGGAACGTACTTTACGAACTCATTCCATTTACATGTAAGTGAGGACATTACACCGCTAGAAAAGCAGTCTGGCGAGTATGAGCTATTTCATATGATTAACGGCGGACATATTCAGTATGTTCGTTTAGATAATCCTGAAAACTTAGAGGCAACTCGAGCTTATATTGAGCGCGGCATGTCTATGGGCTTTTATCAAGGCGTAAACTTTGATAGTGCATATTGCGCTGATTGCGGTAAGCATAGCGCTAATGTAATGCATAAGTGCCCATATTGCGGTTCTACTAATCTTACTGTTATTTCGCGTGTTTGTGGCTATCTCGGCTATTCAAACGTTAATGGTAAGAGCCGTATGAACGATGGCAAGCTTGCAGAAATTGCAGATAGAAAGTCTATGTAATTAGACGCATTATAATAAAGGCACTGTGTGGCATTTGCTCATACAGTGCCTTTACTCTATATAGATATAGTGCTTTTACAAAGTAGTATAATCATACTATGGCGCAGCACATTTATCGTCGTAGCAGTAATACTAGCTAATTCACTCTTGAATCTAGCTGTTTGTATACATGATTGGGATGCATCACTGCAGCACAGAGAGCTCAAGTTAAAGCTAAATTACTATATTAGCAAAGGCTTTTTATACGATAGCAAAGATAGCAGCTTTGTACGTGGTCCTATTCCATGCATGAGCAAGAAAGATGTTGTAGAATATCTTAAAGACTACATCAGATAAGTGCACGCGAGCTGTGTACATCTAAGCGCGCACAGTGTATAATAACTCTAACAAAATTGATAGAGCACTATCATGTGCAACAAGGAGAAGCATTATGGTTGGTAGACCTGTACAAGTTGCTGTAAGCATACTGAATTCTGGAATTGCTGTGTATAACTTTACGTCTTTGCGAGGCTGCGTTGAGTATCTCACGCATCAGTCTAAGACTGTAAGCATCAAGCATAGTAATAAGCAGCGTCTTAGCTTTCCAAAAGATGTTTATGACGCTATTTGGAGCAATCTTAAGAATAAGGAAAGTATTGAAGGTTTTTTCATCGTAGATGGTAAGTGCAATCACTATAAGATCTCGTATTTGAACTAAGGCACTGCTTAAATGCAGCTATGAAGAGGAATTTAGCAAATGTCTAGATTCCTCTTTTTCATAAATAGAGTATATGCTTACTAACATGGATTTAGTATGAACTACATTGGGTTTAATACTTGTGATACAGCTAATGGTCCAGGCATTAGAGTATCATTGTTTGTAGCTGGATGCAGGCTACATTGTAAAGGCTGTTTTAATCAAGAGTCTTGGGACTTTGCAGCAGGCAAACTGTATGATGCAGACATTAAGATGAAGATCTTATGTGCGCTAGATCATCCATATATTAGAGGATTTAGCTTGCTCGGTGGTGATCCTTTTGAGCCTGAGCATAAGGCACAGCTTACTGCGCTACTTCGTACTATTAAAACTGCATATCCAGAAAAAGATATTTGGGTATGGACAGGCAGAAAGCTAGATCATGTAAAAGACTCGCCTTTACTGCAGTATATTGACTACTTAGTAGACGGCGCTTTTATTGAGCATCTTAAAGACTCGCATTTGATGTATAGAGGATCATCTAACCAAAAGATTTGGAAGTGTGCAAACGGCATGTACACAGACATTAGCGCAGAGTATAATAAGCAATAATATATGGCTTAAGGCAGCAAAATGCAAAGTAGAGTATATCTTTCAAACGAGCAGCTTCGATCATACGAGTTCACAGTCAATACATGTAATGGTCATGCAATCAATTTTGTGCTTTCAGATGTCAGCGATGATTCTGTTGGTCCAGAGTATGAGTATATAGCGTATGATGAGCTCGGCTACGTATGCTGGCGCAGCTATAGCGATTATGATTTGCTGCTACACACTGAAGACGAAATCAAGCGCTGGAAACATCATTTGCAGTATGAGTACTTTGCTAAAAGCTATCTAAACTATCAAATTGTTGCTACTAAACTTGGCAGTTCTTTAGTTTATAGATACGCATCATCATTGACAATATTCGAAGAATTCTTTATGCCTCATTCAGGCACTGTTTGGATTAAGCTTAGTAAAGAAGATATTCAAAATCTTATCTAATATACATAGTCTCAAGGAGAGTATTATGTCAGATTTTAGCCTTAGTGAGTATGCATTTACTAAGAGATCTGTTAATGGAAAGCTGATTCATTTCAAGCTTACTGAGTCACAGCTTGATGGTAAGATTACGTATGAGTTTGTTGGTGAAGACGAGCTAGGCTATATTTGCTTCTATAGCTATGACTACTTTGGTGCATTCATGCATGATGAGCAAGAAGTAGAAGAAGCTAGGAATGAAATCATTAAAACAGAGCTTCGTCTTATTTTTGAAGTGAATACTGAAGAAACGTATGATGGTCTTTGCCATTACTATCGATCTTCACTTATTAACGCAGATGATATCAGTAATACATGCTATGGCATTTTAGATGAGTTTAAGCGAATTAGCACTAATGAGTTCTTGCATTTTATTACAGAGGATAAGTGATGCACGTTCGCATTTCAGACTATAAGCTAGAGACTTATGAATTTGTTGCAGCTACTAAGAATAATAAGAAAATTACAGCAAAGCTGCGCCAAGTAAATACGTCTTTTAGAAATCAAAAGCAGTATGAGTACTTGCTTTTTGATGATATTGATTATTCAATAACGAGTAGTCTTAATATACTTTCTTTCAGTATTAAGACTGTGACTGACATTGCCAAAGCGCGTGTGCAACTTATTGCGTATATAGAGAATCGCTACTTATGCAGTAAGATTGAAATTCAGAAAGTGCCAAGCGCTAATGTATACTTGTATTCTTCTGCATTGTTAGAAAAAGATGATTACCTGTACAATTTGTCATCTGCTATAGACAGGCCTTCACTTGCTATTTCTAAAGCAAGTTTTGATAAGCTTATGCAGCTAGAAGAGCACACTGACAGTAAAGAAGAGCCATTTACTGAAGACTATATGCACAGTAAAGCATTTACTGCCATTACTCGTAACGGTAAGAATATTACGTGTACATTAGAGCGTACTGGCGATGTTTTGAATTTAAACTACTATAGCTATATTCTTAAAGATGAATTTGGTTATAAGCTTAATAACAGTAGTGATCTTATAGAGCGTCATATCTTTTCTAAAAAAGATGTAGACACTTATATAGAAGAGCTTAAGGCTTTTATTAGAAAATATAGTCTTATCAGAAAGCTAGAAATCTCAATCAATGCAGAGAATACAGTATCTTATTACTATGCCGCAAAATTGTCTAATGCAGTAAATGTAAGCAGTCAGTACTGGCTTGATCAAGATTTAGTTGAGATTTCAGAAGAAAATGCTAATGAATTTATAAAGCACTTGAGAGGAGTAGAGTGATGACAGATTTTACTAAAAAGCAATTAACGCCTGATGAAATGTTTAAGTCTCTTAAAGATCAGAAAGAGACAGTTACTGATGAGCTACTTACACAAGTGTATGATAATGCACTTTATCTAGCATCTAAGTACAAAGCAGCAGGACAAGTTGCCGCGCTTAAGAAAATCGTATACATTGCAGAAACGATTGAAAAAGAGCGAGAGCTTATCAAGCTTGGCATTAATACATTTATCTATAAAGATGCCATAGACTATTATATTGATATGCCGTCAGATGATAGGCCTGTGAAGATTATTGAGCTTGCTAATTATCAGCGAGAAATACCTGATGAGATTGTAGAAACAATCGAAAATGTTAAAGATATTTTTGATGAGCTCTATGTCGTATATACAGATTACACTAGCAAAGATGATAGGCGTATTGCAGCTGAAAAGCGCTCTACAGATCCTATTATTTTTGGTGTGTTTATGAATAAGCAAGCACGAGTTTGTGTAGATCGCTTTTATTTCCTTGGTGACTGGGAAGATGAATACTGTGATCTTACACTAGACAAGATGCTTAGTACAATTAAGTCTAAGACTGGAAAGGATGCAAATCGTAAGTTGTATACGCCAGTGTCTGTAGATGAGCTTCGCGACTATATTGAGCTGCATAGTTCTAATTCTTCTCTGTCCACACTCTCTGTGCCTATTTTTAGTACAGAGCAAGTTGATAATAAGCCAAGATCATTCTTTTCTAAAGTTAGAACGTTCTTTGGCTTTAAGAAGTAATCTCATATGATTGTAGATTTGTCTTCTAGCAATATATCAGCAGTAAAAAACATAGAGCAGCAGTCTGATGCTACTAAATACTCAGTAGACTATACTGCTGCATCTAGACGTATTGTGTCTTTTGACGAGTATATAGCGCTAAAAGACGCGCTAAGCGAAGTTGTTCTTACTGGCGATAAAGAAGAACGCCGGTTAAAGCGACTAGCTATTGAAGAAGAAGCTAATTCATTAGAACGCTCTGAGCGCTATTGCGATAGATGCGGTAAAAAGTTCTATGCAAAGCCTTGGAATGAGCTAGGAGGACAGTCATGCATTTTATGCGATGACTGTAATGCTGAACTTACTCTGCATGTTGCAGAACGTATGCTGCCAATGGTAATAGCACCATGGAAGCAGTTTGCGCTTGATATACAAGACAATACATCAAGAATCTCAGACGAGATTATTAGAAATTACTAATCTGAATGTTTATATAGCAGTACTATTTGCGTAGTACTGCTATTTTTATATCTTAATTACTGTAGGCAATATTTAAGAATTTAATACTATTAGCTTGGTTTAGTATAATTTCGAAATTATAAGGCTATGATTAAGATTCAAAACTATTATTCAGAAGATCCTGGCAAGGTTCCGTCTAAGGATAACCTTGATGTAGGACAACTCTGGATTAACATTAAAGATAAGAAAATTGGTACTAAGGATAGCAAAAATGTTATCCAGCAATGGTCTCAGTTTGATCCAGCTGAAAAGCAGCAAGCGCTGAATAGTATTCCTAAGACTGGTAATATTGCTGATATTACAATGTCTAATGCAGCAAAGCAGTCTACAGGTAATACTATTAACATTAATGATGATTCAAATGTAGTTGTTGCGCATACTTTAGAAAATGGTACTACAACAATTACCATTGAAAAAACTACTGGTTTTAAAGCTACACAATTAGTTTTATCAAAGCCAGAGGGCATTACTGCACAGATTAGCTGGGTTGGTGTAGATCATTGGCTTAGTACAGTAGACGTACCAGTATTTGGTAAAGATGCAGCAGCGCAAGAGCTTTCAGTTGCTATCTTTTCATCGCCTACGTCAGTAGCAGTTAACGTAATTTATAATACAGAAACGCCTATTGACTCAGACATTACAGAAGCAAAATGGGGTAATATTACTGGTAACCTTATTGACCAGTCTGATTTACAAGCTGCGCTAAGCTTAAAAGCTAATGCTTCAGATATTCCAGATACGTCTGATGTTTTAACAAAGACAGAAGCATCTAGCATGTATCTCGGTATTTCTGCTAAAGCAGCAAGCGCGTCTCAAGCTGACTCTGCTACTAAAGCAACGCAAGATGCATCTGGCAATACTATCACTGCAACATACGCAACTAAGTCTGAATTAGCGCAGAAACAACCGCTTGGCTCTTACGTAAATAAGACAGACTACGACGCTTTTGTAGGCCAGTACGCAGTTGATAAAGACACATTTGCGTTAGCAGATGATGTAACTGAGCAGCTAGCAGCCAAAGCAAATACTGCCACTGTTAATACGCAGCTCGCAGCTAAGGCAAATCTTCAGCATACGCATGCAATTGCTGATGTCGTAGATCTTCAGACCGCATTAGACGCCAAGCTTGATAAGTCTATGTATAACGCAGATAAGGCAACATTTGCATTAAAAGCTGACATTTCTACTGTTTATAAATACAAAGGCACAGTTGCTGATATTAACGCATTGCCAGCAAAAAAGCAAGTAGGCGATGTTTATAACTTAGAAGATACTGGTGATAATGTTGCCTGGGATGGTAATTCTTGGGATTACTTAGGCGGCACTGCTAATTTAAGCGAGTACGCTAAGACATCAGACGTTAATAGCAGTATTGCTTTGGCTAAGGCAGAGCTTAACACTGCGTTTAATACTGCGCTTAACGGTAAATTAGACGCTACTGCTAATGCTGTTAGCGCTACTAAAGCTACGCAAGATGCAGCTGGTAATGTCATTACAGCTACTTATGCGACTAAGACAGCGCTTAATGCCAAGCAAGATACTGCTACTGCATTTAAGCAGACTGATGCAGACAAGCTGTATCTGGCAAAAACAGGTAAAGCTGTATCTGCTACTAGTGCAGATTCTGCTACGAAGGCTACGCAAGATTCTAGTGGTAATGTCATTACTACTACTTATGCAACTAAGACAGAGCTTTCTAAGAAGCTAGATACGTCTGCTGCATTTACTAGAGCAACGGCCGATACGCTTTACTTAGGTAAGACTGCCAAAGCTGCTAGCGCAGCTACTGCAGATACAGCTACTTCTGCAACTAGCGCAGTAAACGCGACTAAGGCAACCCAGGACGCTAGTGGCAATGTCATTACGACTACGTATGCAACTAAGTCTGAGGTTAATACTGGTCTTGCGGGTAAGGCTAATAGCTCACATACGCACACTAAGAATCAGATTACGGACTTCCCTAGCATTCCTGATGTTAGTACGTTGATCCCTAAGACAGGGGATGGTGGTACTATTACTGTCTATGAAACAATGATGGAAGTAGAGAATAATACGATCTCTATAGATTCCCCGGGGATACTTCTTAAATACGCAGTTAATACAGCAGTTAATATTACGCTTTCTGCGGGAGTAAATGGTAAAGGCGCAACAAAAATACTTTATATTTTTGACACAACTTCTGTCACCTTTACTCCTCAGAGTGATGTAAGTATTGTGTGGGCTAATAATAAAGCACCCACGTTTAAGAAGCAAAACATTATTATTTTGACCTTTCACAATAATAATATGGTTTTTGCTAACTTGGCTTCGTCTTGGGATTAACTATGATTAGATACACGTATAAAAATAATAAGTACACGAGTTTGTACACTCTCCGTCAGGCTATCTGGGATAATGATCACACGATCTTTGGTGACCTCACTAATGAGCTTAAGACTCGTTTCGGCATCACAGAAGAAGAGTACAACCCCGAAGACGAGATGACTGATGAAGAATTAGCCTCTCGTGTTCGTATGCGTAGAGACTCTCTGATCTCTGGGACGGACTATTACATTCTCCCAGATTATCCCAATACCCCTGACGGTATTGAAGCTGTGAAGCAGTACAGACAGGAGCTTAGAGACATTACTCTTCAGAGTGGATTCCCTAGGAATGTACAGTGGCCTACCCTTCCGTCTGTCCTTAGTAGAGCCAAGGGTTTGGCTACTGTGGGTCTTGCTAAGGTGGAGGTCTGAGGTGCTTAATAAAGAGTTGTTTATGGTAGGCGATGCGGCTCCTAAGGGGCATATCTTGATGACTGTGGGCCAGACACTTGCCGACAAAAAGGTCGGTTGGAATAGTTATGATCCTATGGGGAGTGTAGATAGAGTACCCTCTTGGAACATTTACGGTTATACGTGTGTTTTGGATTCGCTTGAATCCAGAAACGCAGGGTCATACACAACTTGTTACTTATCCTCTAATTTTCAAGAAACCTTTCTTGACAGGTTTCATCTAACAATCTCTGTAGATGGTATTTCGAGGGATTTTGAATTTAGTAGCGCATCTTACCCTGACGGTATCTATATGTTTGATGCTTTTAACCTTCAGTCTAAAGTTGGACAGACTCTAGCTGTAATCTTTGATCCCCCCCCCCGACGGTTACGCACCTCCAAGGACATAACCTTCGATCTAGAGTACTACGTAGAAAGAGAAGATCCTTGGGAGGATCAAAATGCTGAACAAAGATCTTCTGTTATGCAGTAAAGGTGAAGATGTACCTATAAAGTATGAATATACTGTAGATGCTTTAATACCAGCTTTGAGACTAGGCGGTATACAGCCAGGTTTCGGTAAAAACGAGAACGTAAAAACTCCATATTGGGGGAATGAACGCAATTACTTAAAGTCATTGCAGACTACTTCTACTAGCGATTATAGCAATAGTCTCATTGGTATAGCATCTGGTGAACCTGTATTAGGCAATACTTTTACTCTTAAATTGTGGCTTCCTGATGAGTATAAAGAATACATTTTTACTTGGACAGGCAGTGCTAGCTATTACAATTATTATTTTATAGATGGTGTGGAAGTATTAAACTGGAATGAGAATCTTTATAAGAAGGTAACTTTAGAGTTTTCAGTACCTCCAGATGGTTACATCATCATATAGTGTATAATATAGCGTAGCGTAGTGTAGCATAGCGTAATACAATATAAATCTAGCAATATGCATAAGAAAGTAGCAATTATAGATATTGATGGTACTATTTCTAATCCATCACATAGACTTCATTATATTACTCAAAGTCCTAAGAACTACGATGAGTTTTACTTATTAGCAAAAGATGATCAGCCAATTACTAGTATGATTAGCTTTGTTAAAGATCTATCAAAGCAGTACTACATTGTATTTTTGACAGGTCGTCCAGAGCGTATTAGACAAGATACAGAAAATTGGCTTAACGCTCAAGGCTTTGATAAGTATAAGCTTATTATGCGTAAGAATCATGACTACCGTCAAGACTATAAATATAAGCTAGAGCATATTGTAAAGATCAAGTCTGTAGCAGAGATTGCTATAGCAATCGATGATAGAGACTCTGTTCTAGAAATGCTGCAAAATCTAGATGTGCCTTGTCTTAAAGCAATTACACTTGAAATATGAAGAAAGATATTTATATTAAGCTAACACCTATCAATACTAAGCTTAATAAACAGCCTAACAAATTTCAGCTTAATTTATTCCTTATTAAGGATGATGCAGAACCTGCGCTAACAGCAGAAGTCAGCGTTACTAAGACTAACGAGGTATCTTTTTCTAAGATAGACGTTATTTCTTATATGCCATCATTGACAGAGCTGCTAGAAATGACAAAAGTACAGCTTAAAGAATTTGGATATAATTTTATTTAATAGTCAATCTCCTGAAACGATAAGGCTGAAATGCAGATAGCAGTAGAGTTCTATCTGAAAACGAGCTAGAATGTAATCTAGCACAGAGTTCGTTTGGCCTTTCTGCTCTGTTCTGCAGCATGAGAATCCCTCTAGAGACAATATACGTTTCTAGAGGGATTTTTCATACTTGCTATGTACACAGCTTTTGTGTTATAATATTGTCATAGTTTTGGTTACGCATCTGCAAGGAGAAATGTATGCGTATAGTTCTTGACATTATATGCGTTATAGCTTTGGCTGCAGCTATTGTCTATTTCGGTTCATCTATTAAAAACAGCGTACCAGCAGTTTATTGGTCTGTTACTAAAGACACTTGCGCTAGAATTGAAGTTGCAAATTCTATTGTCAGCTGTTCTAAATTGCCATCATACGATAGATATGAGTTGATTTACGTAGAATAATAAATATATTCTATCAGCTTAAGGAGATATAAATGAGTTTTTTGGATTTCTTTTCTAAGCGAAATGCATATAATGCAGATGATAGAGAGTTTTTCTCTATCACTGTTTTTGCTTATCTTGCTTATGCAGAGTCTCTTACAGAGTCTACACTTGATTTTATAAAAGAGCAGCTTACAAAAGATCCTAATCAAGCTGCAGCATTTCTTTCGTTCTCATATATGAAAGGCGCAGCAGTGCTAGATGTTTTAGTAATTGCAGAAAAGACAGTGTCTATTATCGAAAATAAGTTTGATCTACACATTCTTAACGATTTTCCTCATATCTCTGCAAGTATTAAAGAATTGCAGCTTTGCTTAAACGAAATTGGTGAAGGCATCAATGATGTTTCACGTTTGGAAGCATGCAACCGCATCAATTTTTTTGTAAAGACAATGCTTCGCATTTATGATAGAAAAGATGACTTTTATGCATGTGCAAGAGCAATTACAGAATATGAAGCTTAAAGACATAAAAACATACATGTCTATTGCTAAGCTTGTATCAGAGCGCTCATACGCAACACGATTGAAAGTTGGTTGCGTTATTGAAAAAGGTGGTTCTATCATATCTATTGGTTGGAATGGCATGCCAGCTAAATATGATAATACATGTGAGCACACAGATTGCAATGACTGTTTAGTTACTAATAAAGAAGTTCAGCATGCAGAGCTTAATGCTATTGGTAAAGCGGCCAAGTCAGGTATATCAACAGAAAATGCTAATCTGTTTATAACGCATTCGCCATGCATGAACTGCGCTTTGCTTATTAACGTAGCAGGTATTAAATCTGTTTATTTTGAGTCTTTGTATAGAGATTCAGACGGTATTGATTTTTTAGTTAAAAACGGCATTAACGTTTTTAAAGTAGACGTAGAAAAGGAGAGTGTATATGCTTACACTAAATGATGTATTTGAGAAGCAGGCTAAGCTGCAAAAAGCTGCATTCGACGTAGAGCTTCCACAGGTTAATGAGTCGCTTGCAATGTATTACGCATTCGGTCTTTATAACGAGATTGGTGAAGTATTTGCAGCAGATAAGTCTTGGAAGCCATGCAATAAAGGTCCTCGCGACCATAATGAAGTAAAAGAAGAGCTTACTGATTGCCTTCTTTTTCTTGTTAATCTTATGCTTGCGCAAGGCATGTCTGCAGATGATATTTCTGAAGCCTATCTTAAGAAATACAATGTAGTAGTTGAACGCTTCCGTAAAGAAGGCAAGGACATCTAAATACTATTTCATTAAATAAAAAATGCTCTGTAACATTACGCTACAGAGCATTTATTTTATTTAGATCTTTGCTAATTAAGCAAAGCTAGTTTCATTGATCTGATTGATAACCTTTTCAAGGTATTCAGGATCATAGCTGTAAAGAGCTGTATAATAATCAGTCATTGTAGACTTAATCTCTTCATCAGTCTTAGCAGCTGCACGAACTTGATGCGTTAGCTTACGACGAACAGCACTATTTGTCTTAGCGTCGATTTCTACTTCATAAGAACCAATAATGCGGTCAGTAGAAGCAATGACTGGCTTCTTGGTGCTGCTAGCAACCAGCTTAACCTTATTAACACCAGTAGATGTCACAAAACCGTAATCAACATTACCAGTGTCAGCAACGAACGCAACTAGCTCATTGCGAGACGGCATAACAGACGCAAGCGTTTGAAGCTTTGGAGCATTAATAGTCTTGTAGTTAGCAACAGCCGTTACTAGATCTTCAAGATTTTCTGTATCTTGGCGAGCAAGATACGTAGAACCGCCAACAGACTTAACTTCCCAAAGAGAATCGTCTTCATTAGACATTAGAATGTTAGCACTAGCAGACTTATAACCAGCAGTAATTTCTTTCTTGCTAAGCGCACGAATTTCTCTATTAGAACGAATAAAGCCAACGGCAGCAGAATCAGACACAAGCCTGAAGCTGTTTTCAATAACAGATGCCTGATTGCCTGTAATATCTGCAATTGAAGCAGAGATCTTAGATGGCGTCTGCTTACCTGTAAAAGAGATCATTACTCTAGCTACATCTGGCGAGACCATCTTGTAGTCAGTAATTGACACTGTATCAGTCATCACTCCTGACAGGTTTAGATCGAATGTTTCACTCATTTTATACTTTTATCCTTAAGATTATTCATCAATGTAATCGTATGAGAACGTTACATTCAATTCACCAGGGCCAGATGAATTGCCTTCAAACGAAACTTCACCAATGCTTTGTGGCCAAACTTTCTTTAGGTTGATTTCACGCTTAATGTCTTGGCCATCATCACCGTAGACAATAATTGTCGCAGATGTTGCGTAAACATCAGCTGAGGAACCAGTATTCTTCTTCCAAGAGCGGATAAGCTCACGCCATTGGATAAAGGCATTTCTGATATCCCACGCTTCAGAGTCTAAGAAAGTAGCAGAAAAGTGATGGTCGTTAGTAGCACGACCGGCACGGTTAATAGATACGCCATGAAGTTCAATGAGCATATCTTCTAGTTCTTGCGAAGGCAAAGTAGTAGATCGGCAACGAAATGTCATCTCTCGTAGCGATCCTGAGACTCCTGGTGGCAAGTTGTCGAAGACTAAGTCAAAGTTCCATAGCTGAGCAAACGACGTTAAGGATTCAACATCGCTTAAAGAGCTTCTTGTTGCCATTTTTACTATCTTTATAAAGACAGCGCTGCTTAAAGCAGTGCTAAACCATTAATAAAATCTAATATTAAATTTGCATTTAAGCAGTTTTTATTTCAATAATCATACGATTGCCGCAAGCAAATTCTTCTAGTCTGAATGCAATTTCTGTCTCTAATTTGCTATTATCTTTGGCAGTATACTAAACATATTGCCGTACTTGCAAGCAATAACAGCCAGGTGCATCAAGCGCATCAGCTAGTAGCTTTCCACGTATACTGTAACATCCAATCTTTTTGCAAATCTTTTGCTGGACGCTTAGCACTAGCGTAATGATGTTTTGGTCTTTTGCAGATGAATTATTAACCATTTTACGCTTTAGCTAAATAGTGTACGCTATTAAATTTTTTTTTTGCAGATAAAAAGAAAGAGAGCATAGATACGCGTCTATACTCTCTCTTTGCCAGTTTGCTTAGCAATTAATGCATATCTTCAATTACTGGCTCAATAGTAATTGTTGCAAATTTAGAGCTGATAAGATTGCTTGCTATTACACAGATGTCGATTTCTACTTCATCGTCTTCAGAGACGATAGAGAACACATGTGTAATGACTTGATATTCTTCAGTATTGCAGCCAGCAATGCTCTTTCGCTCAGCAATCTTGAAACCTTCATACTCAAAGCCGCAATCGTCAGCTGCCTTATTGCATAGTGCATCAATACGTGAAATGATGCCCTTTACATTGCTTTTGTTTACTATAAGCGTAATTGGTATGTCGAATTCGATAGATGAATCCTGCATAGCAACATTAGAAAAGCGCTTAGTATTCTTGTAGATATATTCTACAATTTCAGCAGCGAATACAGAGATAATTGGTTCTTTTGCTGCAGAGTTGTCAATAATATTGCTCATATAGTTATACTTCCGTTAAAGCGGTGTATGGTAATGCAGACATTAAATTCTTCGCATAAAAAAGAAGGGAACATAAATTTCTCTATATTCCCCTTAAAACTCAAGCGTTAAAGCTCAACGCTATATTAAATTATGCAAAAGTCATCTTTGGATAGAGACCAGAGCTGTACGGCTTGACCTCATCATCTGCATCATGGTAGACATAGATAACCTGCTGTGCAGCATTGCTTGTACCACAGATACTAGCAACGTCATCAGGCTTGATAAGCTTGCCACCAGGACCTTTGACGTTAACAAAATTAATCGTAAGGTTAGTGAAGCGCTTAGCTGCAATAGCATCTTCAGCAGTATTAGATGTATAGTCTTCCATGATAAGGAAACCAGCCCACTTATCACGAGAATCCCACTTATCAACCGTGCAGTTAACGATATTGACAGTAGCAGGTACGTTCAGGCGATTAGATAATCGTAGAGCATTGCTTACGTCTGCAAAATGACAGTTAGAAATATTGATTACTGCATCTTTAGCATGTGCAAAGATAAGAATAGCATTATTGCTTAATGGCGCAGTAAAGTCAAGGCCATCAATTGAAATACTCTTTGGAGCAGTATTATTTAAACCAATTTCAACGCTGTTATAACCAGTCTGGCCGAAGTTAGACTTGTTGATGATGACTGTATCATTAGAGTTCAGCTTAATTGCTGCATTAGACGTAGATTTTGGTAAATCACCGCTGTTAGAGAAGTTTTGCATGCTAATGCTGCCAGATGATGCAACAGCAGATAAAACAGCATTTTCTGCTGTAGCTTGATTTAAGCTGATGCTCTTAGCAACAATGTCAGTTTTTTCTGTAATAGCTTGATCACCACCAGTAATGACTAAGTCAGCATCTGGCTGGTTGTAGTTAGTATCTGCAGAGATTGTTTCTTCAACAATATTTGTCTTACTGAGATTAAGAATCTTTTGCTCGAGCTCTGCAATCTTAGAATTGACAACTAGCATATCGCCTTCAACAGCAATATTTGCTTTAAGACTTAGTTGTTCATTAACTGTGGCAGTATCTGCTTTAAGGCTTAGCTTTTCGTTTACATCTGCAGACGTAGCAAAAGCATCAAGCGCAGACTTTAATGCAAACTTGCTATCGGCATCTTCTGCAGTAATAAATGCATCTACTTGCGGAATGTCTGTTTTTAGCGCAAATTTAGCATCTGCATCTGTTTTTGACAAGTATTCTGCTGCAATGGCTTCTTTTTCAGCAAAGCCAGAAACATCAGGAATATCTGTCTTCAGCGCAAACTTAGCATTAGCCTTATCTTCAGATATCTTAATTTTTTCTATAGTATCTGCTTCAGCGTTGAGTTCTGCTGCAGCAATTTTTTCATCAGTAGCAGAAATAGTGATAAACTGATCTACGTTTGGTAGCTCTGTCTTTAATGCAAACTTTTTATCTGCAATAGCTTCAGATGCTGCAATTTTTTCATCAGTACGCGCAGTAGTAATAAAATCAGTTACATCAGGAATATCTGTCTTTAATGCAAACTTAGCGTCTGCATCGCTTGCATTGATTTTAGCATTTACATCTAGCGTCAAGCTTTCTAAATTGTCTATAGTAGCGTACTTATTGTTAGCTTCTTCTTTTGTCAGATACGGAGTAAGATCAACGTCTTCGCCTAAGTTATCCCAAGAAGTGCCATTCCATGCGTACACATTTTTATCTTCTAAGACTTTATACGCATCACCTACCTGATTATTCTCTTTTGGCAGAGCTTCAAGAGCAGCAATAGTATCAATGACGCCGCAATATCTAAAGACGGACGCAATCTTAGCATCAATTTGCTCTTTAGTGTATACATCATTAGCATTAGCTTTAACAGCTAGCGCAGCAGTAGTCTCTGATTTGCTAAAGACTTCATTAGCATTAGCTTTAAGCATCAGCTTTTCATCAATTTGCGGCTTAGTATACGTTTCGGCAGCATTTGCTTTTTTAGCTAATGCATCATTAACGTCTAGCTTAGTATATGTTTCTGCAGCGTCTGCTTTCTTAATAAGAGCATCATTAATCTCTAGCTTAGTATATACTTCGCTAGCATTAATTTTTAATGCAATATTAGCATTAGCATCTTTAATGCCAGAAACTAGATTGTTAAGATCTTTGGCGAATAGCGTATCGCCATTTTTATAGTTCTTTTCTACGAATGACATAATATAGAAAATCCTTAAAGAATTATAGCATTACTGCAGAGCCAATTTTGCAAATACCAATAACGCTGTTATCGTCTACAGACGGAATATTTGGTTTTGCAGGTTTATTAGGCTTAAACGGTAAGAATTTAGTAATATTCAGTACTTCATTTAAATGCTCTGATTTAATAGATAGCTCAACTGCATTTTCATTTTCAATCATGCATGAAAAGCTGAAGCCTTGGCCAAATCCGTAAGTAAACTCATACTCTGATGGCAGCTCTGTGTACGTTCCATCAACGTATGTGTATAATGGAATGGATGATGAAATCTTGCATGCTTCTGCTTTGCCTAGCATCAAGCCAGGTCTAACTTTACAGTTAACTTGCAAGTACGAACCAACTCTCGGAGCTTGTGGTATTTCGAATGAAATGTCTGGATCAAGCGCTGACTTAGATCCAATAAGACACGCCATCTTAATACGCTCAAAATCTTCTGAGATTTGATAATTAAATAATAGATATGCTTTTAAAACAGTATCATCAGCATATGCATATGGCTTATCATCTACGTTCCAGCCGTCTGCATGTGCTAACTGCTTAACATCATCTAATGTGAAATATGACATGAGCAGTCCTTTTTGACATAATATTATTAAATTTGAAAGAGAGCAAAAATGGCAGTTTTACGTTTTGTTCCTGTTAGCGTTAAAGGTAAGATCGCAGATGTATGTAATGTTTTACTAGCATGTGGCTTACCAGACAACCATACCATTTCTATGCAGCTTTATAATGTGCCGTATTTGGATCAAGATTTTTGCCAAGCATTTTTTGAGACATTTACTGCACAGCTTGAGCAGTCTGCAGGCCGTTTAAAGATTACTCTGCAAAATGTTGTAAGCGTCACATATAAGCGCAGCAGTACTACTATTGAGTTTGAATGCAGGGAATCTTCAAAGCTGTATGCTAATGCATATCGTGCACTATACGATACTGCTAATGCAGCGCTATTTGAGCATAAGCTGTTTACATCTTCTAATTATGAAGAGTTTGTGTGTCTTGCTAAGCGTAAAGAATTTGCAGCAACTGAATACTCTGCTATGAAGCTTCGTTGCTACTACGTCAATACAGAAGACGGCAGCTATGATCTTTGGCAGCGTATTTCATATCAAAATGTGTATAAGCATGTTGAAAATCCAGAACCGCTGCCAGAAGTTAAAGAAAAACTGACGTTCTTTGATAAGATCTATAATAAGCTGGTTGGCAAAAGCTACGCATCTGATAATGAGCAATGTATTGACAATAAGATGCATAATATTATTTCTAGCTTGCAGACTTCTGTTATCTCAGACATGCAGCCAGAAAGAGAATTGTGGTTTGTGTCTAATAAAAAACCAGAGTTTCTTGCTGTTTTAGAGCCTATCCATCATTGCTACTCAGTAGATGACGCATACGGAGAGCTTATCAGTCGTCTTATCTCAGAACTCAATTCCTAAAGAATAGGATATCTTAGCAGCTCAAGAAGTTTATATGCATGCTTTTGTTTGAACTTCTTGAGCTGTTTTTTACTTAGAACTACATTATTTCCGTCTGCATCTGTCAAGCTGTATTTCTTTAGATTTAGGCATAGCAGCAAGTCTATCATTTGTATGTCATTCATAGAGTAGTAGAACATATGATTCTTATATTCTATAACTTTTGTATTGTCTATCTCTTCAATCCATGCAGTTTTGTCTTCATTTAACTTGTACCTTTTGTACGGCTTTTGATTTTCTGGCGGATTCAACAAGACTACATCATTCGGTAAGGCATATGTTCCTGGCTCTAATGGATCTTCATTAACCATGCATGGTTCTAAATAGTAATTATCAACTATTCTCGAAGCTGTAATAGTTTTCAGCGTATCTAGCATAAAGGTGTATAAAATGGTTGAAGCTTATAAAGTTTTCACAGATTCAGAAGTAAAGGTTTCTTTGGTTGCTGCAACTAAAAACGCATATTCTAATAAGGTTATTGCAACACTGCTTTGCGAGTATCCAAGATACATTCACTCTGAGATTATGACGCATCGTCAGCTATCTCGTAACTCTGGATCTAGCCGTGCAACGCCATTTAATATTTATTGTGAGCGTATTACTAAAGATCCAGCATTTTTTGCAGAGCTCGGCATCAATAAGTCTGGCATGAATGCAGATGTTGTTCTTGGAGAAGAAGCAGCTGCAGCTTTTAAGCAAGAATATATTGAGCTTATGCAGCATACTGTTGATACAGCAAAACATTGGTCAGAAAAGTACAACCTTCATAAGCAGATTATTAACAGAGTCTTAGAACCGTACGTTAGAACATCTACTGTAATTACTGCTACTGAATGGGATAACTTCTTGTATACTCGTGCAACAGCGAAAGGCGTAGAGCCAGTCATGCATCTTCTAGCTAAGTGCATTGGCCAAGCTGTAGAATACGCTAATGAGACTGCAAAATCTGGCGTAGTTCATCTGCCATTCATTACAGAAGAAGAACGTAATATTGAATCACTGAAAGATTGCATTACACATGCAGTTTCTCGTAGTGCTCGTTGCACAATTCTTTCTAATGTGACTAAGAAGCTTTCTACGATTGAAGAAGACAATAAGCTTTATTCTTGGCTTGCTAATGCAGATCCTATGCATGCATCGCCGTTTGAGCATATTGCATTTGCAACTAATTCGTATGAGCCATACTACAATCTGCGTGGTGGTTGGATGAGCCAACGCTACATTTTAGATACTCAACGGCTTATTGAAGGCGTATACAATACAGCTACGAAGCAGTTTGCGCAGTAATTTTCATGTATCTCTGCAATAGCTATAATTCAGCTATGCTTATGCCGTAGTGTAATGCACGAAGAGTACTATACATGATGTATGTTTTAACGAAACGCAGAAATGTGATCTTATAGCATTCTTTAAGCGCGCATAAATACAATCTTGATTTTCGTATAATGATAGAGAGCAGCGCTTGCTGGTCCAGTGCTTCTCAAACATTACTCTATCATGCCATCAAGCTGGCATGACAGTTCTCATACAGCTGCATAGAATCTGAACTCGTATACTAATAAAAATGGTCAGTAGAGTCAATATCTACTGACCAATTTTTTATGCAATACAGCTATGAACAGTACAAAGCACGGATGTTACTTTGCCTCTTTGCACATGCGCGCTTTTAAGTGCAATACCAACTAATCTAGACTTATCACTATTACGCAGCATTTTACTAGCAATACCAATGCCAGGTCTATGCTGACTTAGCAAGATATAATCGCCTTTATCAACTCTGCCTAGTACTTTTACAGGTACTCTACCAATAAGCGCAACAGGAATTCCACCTTTCTCTTCTAGCGCAGTGTTAATCAGCAAGCCTGGTTTTGTAGACACAACACCAAAAACTTTAGCTGTTGCTGCCGTAATTTCTTTGTCACCACCAATTTCTACAATCGTACCAGGCTCGTATTGGATGTCAGGCAGATAGAATTCTGCTAAATCACCCCATAGAGCACGTTGCGATGTGCCAATAATTGTTTGTGTAAATGTTTTAACGCCAGTAATTGTCTCATTGCCAGAGATGTGTACTACATCATTTTGGCCATCACCTGCTTTACCAACAATATACTTAATTGAGTTGTCGTTGCTTTTAAAGCCAAGAGTTCTATCAGCGGCATTGATAAAGATTTCACCAACAGCCATCTCAGCCGCAGCTGGAACTCTACCAGATGTGTATGTTCTTAGAGGCCTAATTTGCGCTCTATCAGCTTTTAGTGCCATGCTAGTATATGCTTTATAAAAAATGATAATATGATTAAATTTGAAGAGTTGCTGTACACATATTTTGTGTTATAATATAAATACTCTTTATAAGAATAACTCTGTACGTACTATTATGGCACTTTTTGAAGTACAGCTAGAGTCTGGTCTTACACTGCTATATGATAGTGTAAAGACGCAGCTTATCTATGATGGCCAAGTGCTTAGCTTTGAGCATTTGTCACATACTATACTAGCGCGTGAAGAAAATCCAAAGCAGCCTTTTGACTTTACTAATGAAGTCTATCAATTTCCTAAGAAAGATAAAAAGATTAGAAATCTAAAGCTGCAGCTTGGTGTTAACTGCAATTTTAAGTGCAAGTATTGTATTCAAGCTAGTGGCGATAACTATACATCTAAAGCTGTGTCATTTGACGATGCAGTAAAGCTTATTAACAGCTTGAAGTCTACTCTTGATCTATCTTGCTTAAAGAAAATAGAGCTTTGGGGTGGTGAGCCATTCGTGTATTGGCCATTGCTAGAGCAACTTATTCCATATCTTAGAAAAGAGTTTGCAGATTGCAAAATATGGACAATTTCTAATGGCTCCTTGTTGTCAAAGCGTAAGATAGACTTGCTTGTTGATAATCGTATAGAGCTAGCGTTAAGCCATGATGGTACTGCTCAGCATTTGCGTTCAGAAGATCCGCTAAAAGAGCAGCACGAGCTTTGGCTTTATGCACAGCACACTTATCAGCAAAATAATCTTCGATTTTATATAAACGCTGTGCTAAGTCAGTACAATGTAGATCTATACGCACTTGACAAGTACTTTGCTGATAAACTTGGTAGTAGTGTAGAGTATAACTATGAAGATGTTGTACTTGCGCATTCTAAGAACGCTGTTGAGTTTACTAAATTTACTAAGCAGCAAGAGCAGTGTCTAGTCTCTAGCTTAGAACAAGCAATAACTACACAATCTGATGCATCATCTAGAATATGTAAAGCTATTCAATCAAGATTAATAGATGTTATACGTCGTCTAGTATACTGTGTACCTATAGACGCGTTGCCGAACAGATGTAATGCTGCAGACTCTGACACATTAAGCGTAAGCATGACAGGCGATATTCTAAGCTGCCATAACGTGCTGCCGTCTCAATGGTCTATGGGCAGCATATATGACTATGATAATGTTAAAGTAGACAAGTTCAAGCATTGGTCACTTCGCAACAATTGTCCGAGCTGTCCATACATATTAGCATGTAAAGGCAGCTGCATTCGTAATTCAGACGTATTGCATTATGCTAGCTGCAAATCTAAATCTATTTTAGGCAAAGCACTTTTGCATTGTGCATTACTTAGTATTCTTGGCGTTAAAGTCATTTTTATCAAGGAGAAACATCATGAAGTTTAGTCATTATCTTACTAGTATTAAAGAAGAGCGAAAGCTTAGTCTTCGAGCATTTGCAGAGCAAGCAGATATTAGTCCATCGTATATGCATATGTTTTTGACAGGTACTAGAATGCCAAATAAACTAGTGCTTGTTAAGCTAATCAAGAAGCTAAAGCTAAATGAAGCAGAAGCTCTATACGCGTATTATAGCAGTCTAGAAACTATTAAGATTGATATGACGTATGCTACAGATGAACAACGTGATAGTGTAATTGCATTAAAGGCAGCTATCGAGAGATAATTTACAAAAGCTGTGTACGGTCTGTGCAGCATTTGTTATAATATTAGTAACCAAACAATTTGCTGCACAGGAGAGCATCATGCAAGGTACGTTTTCGATTGTCAAGACTTATGAATCTTTGATCGATAAGCTTGAAGCTTGGAAGGCGTTCTGCGCTGAACATGGTTTTGCTGCGACGTACAATATTGATAAGCGCAGCGGCATTAACTTTTCGCGTGAAGATTACTTTGACGTTTCTTATGAATGCCAAGGTCTTAGCTTTGTAGGCAACTACAACTATTCGACGCATTCTTACTCTGGTGATGAGCTTTCTGCTGACGAGCTTGAATTTGTTCAGCACTCTAAGTTCTGCGCTATTTGCAATAGCTCTCGTGCACGTCTTGCTATGAGCGTTGTTCGCATCAATGGTAGTCTTGCGACTATTGGTCTTGATTGCTTGAAGTCTCTTTCTTGCAAAACGTACTTTTCAAAGTCCGAAATTCTTGACGATATCGTTGAAATTCGCCAAGAAGCTCTTTCGCATTATCAGTACAGCATTACTGATATGCTTCGCTTTGTCAACCAGTATACGAAAGCTTACGCATCGTATACGCACTGCCGCGACTATACTAATGCAGCAGTTTATTGCAAGTGCGCAGCGCATGAGTTTATTAAAGCGATCAACACGCTTTCGATCGAAGCCGAGCACGTTGAATCTATTGATCAGCTTATTGATGAGCTTGAAAGCATCAGCCGTAATGAATTTCAAGAAAGCATTTACCTTATGCTCAAAGATGCTAAATCGATGAACGGCATGTTTCATGATAAGTCTGTTGCGAAAATGCTTTCTTACTTATTTAACCGTAAAGCTAATAATATTTGCAAAGACGCAGCAGCTGCTGAGTTGATTACTGAAAAAGCAACGTCTATGACGCTCGTTTATGCAGCATTTGTACCTAGCAAGTACGACTTCGACGGTAAGATCAAGTATGTCTTCAAGACTGCTAACAACATGCTCGTTGTTTGGTATGCTACGTCTTTTGCTTACGCTAATGACATCGGTAAGACGTTTACTGCTAATCTTAGCAAAGCTGAGATCAAGACTGATTACTGCGGTTGCTCTATGCTTCTTGCTAAGCGACTCCGTCTTAAGTAATAATTGCTTTAGCAGGATGCTGCATCAAGCATCCTGCATTTTTATATCTTAAATAGTTATTATCAATTCCTTAGGAGAGAAGGTATGGATGGATTTAAACTATTTTTCATGCTGCTGGCTTGCATTATTACCGGCCGCAGCTTGGCAGGATTTACGAATGGCGGCATCAACGAGAACGACAAAGAATTGTCATGAAGATCCAGAAGAGTTAATTGTTACCGTTTTAGACGTATTTTGGAAGATCATCGATTCTATATTGAAAGAGCACAAGCTAGATGATATAGATATAAAGCATTTGTCTAATACTAAGTTTTCTATTTTTGATGTTAGATTTGAGCTAATTCCAAAGTCAAATGTAGAAGACAACGTATTGCAGATTATTATAGAAGCAAATTGCTTAGAAGAAGGCAAGATGCTAGACTTACCACCAGAAAAGAAATATAAGCTAGCGTCTTTTACGAATCTTATGCGTACTGTGTTTTCTAAGCTGTGCGAAGCAACGCTATGACAAGAACAAAATTGCAAATAGACTTTCGAGAACCTTGGCCTGTTGAAAAAACAGCAGCTCTAATGAGCATAGTTCCAGGCTATGTATGGACTGTAAAAGAAAAGCGTATCTTGCCTACTACGTTTTATCCTGAGGCTAAGCGCTTGGACCAGTCAAAAGTGTTTGGCTCGCAAATGCAGAAGACATTGTTTGAGCGCTTTTGCAGATATCCTAATAGAGCACAAACGTATATAGTTTCGAGTGATCCAGACTACATGCATGCTTCATACTTTGCTGCTAGATTGGTTTCTATTTACTTAAAGAAATACGGAGCTCAGGCAGCATCTGGTATTGTTTGGCATACGATTAATAAGCTTGCTGATCAACCAGTACTTAGCATACTGCAGCCGAAGTTTCTTATCATTTCTACTGTATACGCTGAGAGCTCGCAGTATAGAATAGAGCAAGTACGCGATTTGCTAGATAAGTACTGGAATATTCCTAAAGTATTGATTGCTAGTGGCATAGATCCTATATCACTTGCCAGTAATACATTGCATGTTCCAGTACACAGCATTTACTATCATGCATCTAGCTTAGTCGTATCAAATAAAGTAGCATAAGAGAGCGCTATGGCAAAAATTGTAAGTGTAAAAGCAGAGCTTAACGTTCTTAGAGGACTATGCCATGCTGATAAATCTATATCTGGCACGTTGCTAGCGTCTGTAGATGTTTCTTACTTTTATGATGAGCAAAGTAAAGAGCTGTATGAAAACATCAAGAAGCATATACAGACGTCTGGTTCTCAGCCTACATATAGAACAATCATTGAAGATCCTGAGATTACGCAGTCTGCAAGAGACTTTTTCAGGCAATCAGCAGCAGACATTCAGTCTGTAGACGAAGCTAAGAAAGCAGCATCAGTTCTTAACAAGTATCGTCAATTGCGGTGTTTGTTTGAGCTTAGCAGTCAAGTTAGTACTAGTCTTGAATCTGGCAAGCTTGATGTTGAAAAGATGATTGAAAGCGCTAGCGACCTTATTATGGAAGCTAGAGTTACAAAACAAGCTAATGCAGAAACGCTTCGATTTGGTAAAGGTAATAACTCTACTGCAACGATCAAAGACATCTTATATGGTGAGAATAAAGATGATTTAATTCCAACAGGCTATAAGACATATGATGATGTAAACGGCGGTTTTGCTAGAGGCGGTCTTACAATTATCGGCGGTTCTACTGGTGCTGGCAAGTCTGTTATGGCCATTGATCTTGCAGCTAAGCAAGCAGCAATGGGCTATAGAGTTGTTGTAGTTCCGCTTGAAATGACACGACGAGAGCTTACTGCACGTCTTATTGCAAATGTCACTAAGACTGACGCACTTCTTATCAATCAAAACCATAAGCTAAATCAAACTGAGCGAGACGTTGCTTACAAGAAGATGGTTGCGTGGACTAAAAAGATTGCAAAGATTGGTGGTGCAGTTTATATCTACGAGCCAGACAGAGATATTACGATTGATGAGATTTACGCTGAGGTATCTACGTATAATCCAGACGTCGTGATTATTGACTATATCTCACTACTTGCTGGCGCTGATGGCGATAATCAGTGGCAAGAGCTTGGCAAGATGGCGCGTATTGCTAAAGTTAATGCTAAAGCAACAAACCGAGTCAATATTTTATTGTGCCAGGTTAATGCAGAGGGCGTAGTTCGATATAGCCGTACAATGGTTGAGCATGCAAATAGCGCATGGGTGTTTGTTGCAACACAGGAGACCAAAGAAGCAGGTATTCTTAAGATTGAGCAGCAGAAAGCTCGTAGCGGTCGTGCTTTTCCATTTACTATGAAGATTGATTACGCAACTATGCGTATTTCTGATATGCCGCATGGTGAAGATGCAGATATTGCACTTGGTAATTCTACGCCATCTTTGCCTATGCCAATTAGCACAAATTTAGGGAGTGATTTATGACAATTGCAGCATCTACTATTGATATTGTTCGTCTGCATGATTTTATTGTGAACTGCCATAGCAAAGAGCATAAGCTGCCAGGCTTACGTAAGCGTGGTCGTATGTCTAATCGTCTTCTTAAAAAGAAGCATTATTCAAACTATACTTGTGTATATGGTAAATTTACTGTTCACTTTGCAAGAGATGTTGTGCAGGCTGACTTTCCTGATGACATCAATACTTCTGGCTCTGATGAGTCTACACATTGCTACTTGGCTACTAATGCGATGCTAGCTGCTGTAGAACGATACAACTGTATTGCTTGCATGCTTATTCCTGGTAATGAGTTCTCAGAGCTAAATAATTTTTGCGTATTCTGCGAAGGCAAAGAGCATGTTACTTTGGCAAATATGCTAGATTCTTTGCGTAAAGTAGCATCAGACATTGCAGCATATCCATTTATTGATTTTGTTTCTATGGATATCTATGATGCATATCGTGTAGATAGCAAAGATGAAGAGCTAGAGTATATCACTCTAGAATATCTTGGAAATGCCGAAGCATAGTTTTGACGCATGCACTGATTTGCTATATGGATATTATCTAGATGGCTCTGCTGAAGCTAAGCAGGCATTGACAAACGTAATAGATGACTTATTGTACTATTTTGGCAATGAGTCATCTACTCGTTTGTATAGAGGTTTATCGTTTAGAACAGCTAAGCAACGAATAGCATTCATAACGAGCCTTGGCGATCAGCTAATGCTAAATGAGCAGTATGTCAGCTCTTGGTCTACATCATCTAATATAGCACAGCGCTTTGCTAAGCGTAAGAAGTACGGTATAGTAATAAGTTTTATCGTACCAAAACGCGTAGCAGCAGATTTACGCGTACTTAGGTTTAATAATGAGCTAGAACATATCTTGCCACCAGGCAGTTATAAGCTAGACAAATTTACGTTAATAAGGTAGAGCATATGCTTGAACTAGAGCGTTTAACGCGAGAACTACTAACACAAGATCATAATAATTCATTGACAGGCATTTGCTCTATTAGCAAATATCCTGACAGCATCATTTCAGACCTATCAAGAATGAGTAATCACGAAATTGACAATGCTTTTAGATATTTAGAAGAGATTATCCAAAAGCAGCAGCAGCGTAAGCAAGAAGCAGCTGCCAAGTATAAGCAAGCTACTGATAATGCTGCAGCTAATCATACAAAGCATGCTGTTAATAAGCCAGCAGAGCAGCCTAAGTCTTGCGTTAAAGAAGAAAAGAAGACTAACGCATCATCACCAATTTGCCCAAGTTTTGATGAGCAAATGCGTCAGCTTCAAGCAGAGCGTAAACGTCTTGAAGAAGAGCTAGAACTAGCTAAGCTTAGAGCAGAAAATCAAAAGCTAAAAGATCAGATTAATCGCTATAATCAAAGCAATAAATTCTTTATCTAATTACGCATATACTAAAATGCCAGGTAGCCTTAAAATGTAAGGACCTGGCATTTTTTATTCAGCAATATCTAAGAACAGCATTCTTTCTGCGATTCTGCGGTTTTCTAAGCCTTTAAGAACAATACCGCCAGCTTTGTTCCATCTAAGGAGCTCATTAGCTGCAGCAGAGAAATCACCTTGATTTATTTTTCTAAGTAGCGTAGATGATTTGAAGTTACCAATGCCAAGATTGTATACGAAATCAATCAGCGCGCAAATCTGGTTATTGCTAAGATCTACATTTACTAATGCTAGTATTTGATCAGCAATTGTTTTTACATATTTGCTTAGCCAGACTGTTTCTGCTTCTTCGCTTGTTATATCATACGGTTTTACATTAATAGTACGACCATAGCCAATTGTCAACACGCCCGCAGGACATTTGTACGGTCTTGCACTAAAGCCTTCATATTTTTTGATTAAATCAATTGCTTTTTCATACATAGCATTTGCCTTTATTCAAAATACAGTCTAGCAATCATATAAGATATATTATTCTGCTTGTCTGTACGCTTTACATAATAGAATATAAGAGTTTTGTCTTTGCTCTTTTGCACTGAAAATGCTTTAGACAGAATTCGTCCGTCTGATAGCTCATCTTTAGTAACAGTAAGACCAATCTTATTAAGCGTAGCTACAAATGCAATTAAGCTCTTTTCACTTAGCTCATTAACTTTATACTTTAGCTTATACTTAAGCTTTGCGTTTATTTGCGCAGCTGGCGATTGCGTTGTTTCAGCAATATACGCAATAGCTTTATTGCTTGTCAGCATAGAATAGCTGTTGCTATCAAACAGTGCCTTCCAATCATCATCAATAAGTTTATTGTTAGGAATCGGCTTGAAAAGCTTTGGGCTTTGAGGTGAACCAGACGAAGAGCTAGATTTTTTAAGTAGCAGCGTAGTATACTGCTCTAGGGTGATGCATTTGCCAAGGTTAGCTTTTAATGATGATGAGCTAAATCCATTGCCAGGAATTATCAAATAGAACTTGCTTTTAGCATTTGATACACTACAAAAATACTGTTTCCATGCAGTGTACTGCTGTGGCTGTAGCTCAATAAATGGACCATTTTCGAAGCTAGTAGAAACAAATGCCGTATGCTTTTCTAATGCACGTGTTTGCAGTAAGTCTCTATACGCATTAGATGTAGTACTTAGAATAGTCTTTGTAGTAGCAAGACCGCTGTATGCATCACCAAATAGCTTGCCTTTTTCTAAAAGATCTGATAGAACATTGTTAGCTAAACTTTGTTCGATCTTAGTTACGAATATAACAGATAAGCAGACTACACGTCCATTAAACACAACTTTGGTATATTTAAATGCGCAAACTGGTGTGTTATTTTTGTCATATACGCCGCAGAACTTAGCAAAATTTTTGTAAGTATACTTTACAGAATTATCTACGCTTATCGGTCGTGCTTTAGGATCTGTAGCTGTCATTGCCATAAAATAGTCATTTTGCAGCTTAAAGCTATCAGGCACTAGCGTAGATGCAAGCAGTCGTTTACTACTATTGATCTTCATAATATAAAGCGTTAATGGTTACTTATTTTATGAAATTAGAAAATGACGGGCGTTAAGTCTTCATCATAAATGCAGAATTCTTGTTTAAAGTAGAGCCGAGTCTTTTTTATAGCTTTTTCATACTTTTCAATACATGGAAGTACTTTTTCAATTATAGCATCATATACTTGCTGATGTTCTTTATACAAGTACTCGTTAGGACTATTTGCTAGCAATTCTGGCCATTGCAACGCTTCATAAAATGGTAGTTTAAAATACTTTTCAGCATAGTACGCATATACAATATTGCAAAATATGTATTTAGCTGGATAGCATAGCTCTGAATCTGCTTCAAAATACTTAATTACTAGCTTTGCTAATGCATTATCATCTAATGAAAGCGTAGAATACTGCAAATTGCTGTCTGTATATCGTTTAAATATTCTTGCTGATTTTTCTCTACGCTCTAGCATTAGCACTTTTATACTATTGTCGCTCATTTAAAATGCACTCGTATATTAGCTTTGGACCAGGACATCCAGTTCTATCCCAAGCTAGTTGAAAGCAATCGCCATTGCAATACTTGAAATACTTGCAAGAATAGCATTGTTGATTACGTATTTGCTCTTGCTTAATCCAAATAATTTGTTTTTGGCGTGTGCATTGGCTTTCTTCTAGCAACTCTTTAATAGATGCAAATGGTCTATGCGCAGTATTTGGACAAGATGCAACAGATCCATCAGGATTTATAGTAACAACAGTTTGTGTGCACTTACGCTCTCTACAGCCAATAAAATAGCCTTTAATTGAGTTTTCTATAGCCACAAAAAATGATACAGTAATATCATGCTTCTTATGCTCTATATACGCATCTAACAACCAGCTGCTTACATCTGTATTACTTGGCATTAACCAATCGTTTTGCAGCATACTGCCATTAGAAGTTAGTCTTTCAAAGTTAATGTACTTTACGCCTAAGCTAGTAAAGTATTCAAATAATGCTTTAGGTGTAACTTCATTTATAAGCAGCTTTGTCAAGCAAACAGTTACTTGCACATCTACGTTATTTTGCAATAGCGTTTTTACATTAGAGATCCAAAGCTTTTCTTGTACATCATTAGCAAATCTTATTTTATAGTCCCAGCTAGTTTGTACTAGAGGATTTGCAGAATGCACTGGCGCAAACAGCTTAAAAATATCTATTATCTGCGGCGTTAGCACATATGCAAGATTTGTCGTTGCATTTATTTCTACACTACTGTCTAGCCTATCACAGATATTTTTAATTTTTTCTGCTTTTAGCAAAAACGGCTCACCGCCATGCAGCTGAACCTGTACTTTTTCAGATTTTGCTAATGCATTGATATAGCTTATTGCATCTTTTATGACATCATCATTCATTTTAGAATGATTGCTCATTTGCTCATTATAGCAATGCTTGCACTTTAAATTGCAGCCGTTAGTCAGTTTCAAGTATACTGTTCTCATTGATATAGCTATACAAATATTTATGGTAGCATTCTTTATGCGAGTAAAAGCATATAGACATATTACACGTTTTATACCATTTGCACGTCATACATTTATTATTTTTTGCAAAATCAATAATAGTAGTAGGACATACGCAAGTCCAAATAATGCTACCATCACTATTTATTGAAATAGCAAAGCAGTTATTAGACTGTTTTTTGCTAGTACTTTTATACATGTCTAATATGTTAGACTTAGGGTGTAATTTATCAAGCTCTATGTAAAACAGCGCTATTTGCTTTGGACTCAGCTTAAAGCTATCAATAAATTTTTTATGTCCACTAGACGTATTATTAGTATATCTAAGGCCTATAGCTTTTACTTCATCAATATAGTTTAAACATTCTAAAAAATAACTATATTCTAGACTATTTTTTTGTAAGAGCGCACTGTAATTATTGCTAGACAAGCATACGTTTAAATCTGTTTTTATTCCAGCTTTTTTATAAGCTTTAATATTATCTGTAAATAGCTTAAGCTGCGATTCGTTGGCAAATCTAAGGCCAAAATCAAAGGACGCTTCAAGAGAAGAATTTAGCTTATGCAATAGCTCAATACATCTTTCTGTTTTTACATGCATAAGGTTAGAAAATACAGATATTCTTATGCTAGTAGGACATACTACTTTTTTAAAGTATTCAACAAGCTCTATGTATTGACAAAATACGCTATCGCTACATCTATCTTGAAGTAATTCACCACCCCATAGCAATAAATCTATATGCTTATTTTTTATGTATTTAGCTAACTTGTCTATACTGCTTTTTATGCTATCTTTACTTATGTAAATACTCGGCGTACGTAGCTCTTTATTAATGCAGAAAGGGCAGCTTAAATTGCAGTTCTGATGCATTGCTACTCTTACAGTAACAATATCTTGCGTAATAAATAGTGTATTTTCTTTATGCTGGTGTATTTTTTGAAAAATTTCTATCATATGCTATATCCAATGCTTTCAAAATATTCATATATTTCTTTTCTATGGCAGTCTTCATTCATATGATATACGCGTACGCATACACCAGCTTTGCATATTTTAAAATATTTACATAAAAAGCATTTATGATTTTTAATATGCGTTATATATGCGTTTGGTTCACAGCAAGTCCATACTATCTTGTTTTCATAGATAAATGTATTAAAACACATTGATGTTGTTTTAATGAGCTTTTTATTTATGTCATCTTTAAGATCTGATAGCTCTTGCAGCTTAGAATATTTTTTATATAACCATACTAAAAATAAGCCTTGCTCTTTTTCTGATAGCTCATTATCAGAGAATTGATTATGCTCATTGGTAGAAAAAGCATTAAAAATAATATTACCATCTGTAATCTTATATACTTTATCAAAGTATTTAGCGCCTATATTATTTTCATTATATAATGCGCTAATATTGCTTTTACTAAGAATTACTTCAGATATAATTTTAATGCCATGCAGCTTATAGATTAGTAAATTTTCAATAAATACTTCAAATTGGTTAGCATTAGAAAATCTTTCAGTTGGATCAAACGATGCGTACAAGCTAATATCTTTCTCTATACAAAGCTTTATTATTCTTTCTCTTTTTACGTGTATTAAGTTAGAGCTTATTCCAATAACGCACTGCTTATTATATTTAGCTGTAATCTCTCTAATTTTATCTACTAATTCACCATACTTTTCAAACATTAAGTTTGAAAACTTGTCTTGAAGCAATTCACCGCCTAAAAGACTAACAAAAATAGTATTTTTATCTGTCTTTTTAATAACATCTTCATATTTTTGTACTAATGAATTGTATGAAAATGTATTTGCATCTATAGGCGATCTATTAAACTCATAGCAGAACTTGCAGCTAAGATTACAATCAGTGAATAACGTTAAAGATACTTGATGGACTGTATTTTTTGCTTGTACAAACTCAGGCTTGTCTGTGCAAGAAACTCTAGCTCTATCATTAAATAGCTTATTTGTTTCTGGCATAATCCAAGTAATTTTTTTATTCATAGCCTTTACTCTCTAATTTATCAAAAATATACTTTACATGGCAGCCAGAATGCCCGGACATTAAACGAATACAAGGATGCGAACAATACGCAAAATGCTTACATGAAAAACAGTTTTTATTTTTTATATATTGTTTTTCAGCGTAGCTAAAATCACAGCATTGATATATAAGCGTATTATGCGCTATAAGAATTCCAGGACAAGGGTATTTGCTAGCATGTTTAGTCTTATACGCACATACTAAATTTTGTATATTTTCTATTTTTGGATACTTTGCCAGTAAGAACTCGCAAAAAGTAGAAAGCTCTTCTTCGGTAATTTGTTTTGTATCATAAGAGTTTGGTGAAAAATAATCAAAATTTATTCGATACTTATTATAGAGTACTTCAAATACATTAACATTTTCACCAGACTTCATAAGAGCATTGATGTTATCTCTAGACGCTAAAAAGCCAATTCCAGATAATAGCTTTTCTCTACTATAGAGCTCACAGTTTTCTAAAAATAAATCAATTTGCGACTGTTTATTAAATCTGCCGTGTAGATCAAATGATGCACTAAGCTGTATGCTGCATTCTTTTAACAAGTCTAGCACTCTACTAGCTTTCTTATGAACTAAATTTGTAGCAATAAATGTTTTAAACTGCTTATTATAAGCATTGCAAATATTAGCTAAGCTTAAGAAAAATTTTTTATACTCTAAATAAACTGCATCTGAAAATTTATCTTGTAGTAGCTCTCCGCCAAAAACACGAATAATAATATTAGACTTTTTAGTATATGCTATAGCCTTTTCAAACGCCTTAATAGTATACTGAAAATACTCTGGATGGCATTTCGTATCAAATCGAAGATTATCTACACAAAAATTGCATCTTAAATTGCATTCACCAAATAATGCAATAGAAATTTCTTGTGGAGTTTTTTCATCATAAAAAAATCCTTGATGTTTTGGCTTTACACTTTGAATACTATAGTACGTTTTCATAGCAGTATATAAAAGGGCCTTCTAGGAGAAGGCCTTATGCTTACTTAGTAAATGCTTAGCTTTATTTTGCTTTTATAGATGCTGACTATCCAGCTAAATAAAAACAGATTTATTTTTCTACTTGTTTCTGCTTCAACTATAGGCTCTCTACTAGCATATTGCGCATCTCTATCATAGTACTTAGCAATAAATATTACTAAATCATCTATCGTGTGCTTATTACTGACTAATGCTATAAATTCTTTTATAAACGAGTAGAATCTATCGTGATACTCATCTACATTAAAGATTTGCATGCAATCTTCAAAATATTTAAGAATTTCTACTTTATCTTTTACTTGAGTTTTAAAGCTAAAATCATCTATTGTTTGATTTACGCTTGTCATGTCTATCTCGTTTAAGCCATTATGGCTAGATATTTTTAATAGCTCATTAACAGATAAATCACGTAAAATGTAAATAAGATTGCTACTAATGTTATTAATGTATATCTCTGATAGCTCTTGCTTTAGGCTAGTAACGAGTTCTTCAGTATTATCACCTAATGCATATAATAGTAGCTTATGCTCTGTGCTAATATATTTTTTTAGTTCTTTTTCGAGCTCAGATGATTTGCTTTCAACATTTATGCTATTATAAATTTTTTCATATTCATTTTTGCTAAGAGCAGCAAACTCAGACTTTATAGCATCGACAGATAAAATAACTGTAGGTGTATACCGTTTAATAACTCTAGAATAAAAATGAATATTTAAAAAATCTAATAAATACGTAGAGTACGCAATATTAGTATTAAAGCTGTAAAGATACTTTATAATATATGCATGTAAAAATGCATACTTATCTCTATCTGCATATATACTAAACTGAGTAACTGCTAGAAAAGAAAATAGCTCCTTGTCTGTTTTACAGCAAAGTAATGTTTTTAGCTCTTCAATTGAGCTGCAAAAAATAGCAGATTTTGGTAAAATATTTTTGCAAGTATCTTTTGCTTTTTCAGAAAAAACAATTATATTTGGCGTAGTGCTATGGCAAAGTGTAAAATCAGGATATAATATTGTTTTATGGATTATATGAAACATCTTTTTGCTCTTTTTTCTTGAATGCAGATAGGCCTAAATATGCAAATACTATATTAGATGTAGAATTAACTAAGATATCATGCAATCGCATATTGTTATATATTGATTTTTCAAATTGTTTACTATACCATCGCAAGTTATTAATATTTATCTTAGAATAGTATACTGTAAAATCTTGATAGTTTAAAAGAGAAATTAGCTGTACTGGAATATTTTTTTCTATAGCTTGATACTGTGCAGCATCAGTAATTTTTAAGTCTTTAAGATCATGCATCATATATAGCAAGCATGAGTCTAAAAAGCGCATCCATTCAATTATACTACTTTCATTTTCAGAAATAAACCTATCATATTCTTCATCAGTAAAGATATCATTTTTTATTTTATAGCTGATGCCTTTAACTATAAAGAAGCAGTTCATAAGCGTTATTAACAACGAGTTTATTGGATGAACAGTTTCTAGACGTAGATACTCATGCAAAATATCACGTTTTTGCTCATAGCTATAATCAGATAATTCAAGCTCTGCATTTAAGCCTAAATTACTAATATATAAAAACATCTCAGACAAGCTAATAGCATTTAGCGTATTTTTTACATCAACATTTATCTTTTCTTTTAGCTTATCTTGATTTTGTAAAAGCTCAAATAATTTCTCTTCTTGCAAAGGTAATGATACTAGCATAGCTTAGCTTATCTCCTAACTCTTTGGCTATGATTACTCCAATCATACCATGATGTAGATTCAAACGTAATATATGTTCCTTTATTAACTACGTTTCTCCAAGCAGATAGTAGCTCTGAGTACGACGGCTCGTTAATTTGCGTATTACTCGTAATGCCTAAATTTATACTTGGAAGACTTTCACTATAGTATGTTATAGCATTTACGTACGTATCAGATAAAGTATCTGTGCTTTCTCCTATGTAATGATGCCAAAATCGTACTTGACGAATACACGTATATTTATTCGCAAATTCAATTATTTTTGAAATAGCATCTGCAGCTGTTACTGTAGAAGAAATTCCAGATAAAAATGATTCGTCCATCATGGAAACTTTGTTTCTAGGGCCTAAATTAATAAATGGATCTGGGCTCCAGTTTGTACTGTTTTCTGGATTAGTTGGTTTGCTAGGATAATTACCATCCCAGTATGTATAACTAGCATGAGCAGCATTATACATATTGTCATTAAATGATTCGCATAAAGTACTTTTACTAATTGTTTTGTTTTGCACTGACATAATCTAGAAAGCCTTTTAAGTAGCAAAATGTATCAGCATAAAATAGCCTGAAACATGTCATTCTACATTTTGAAAAATACTTGCAGCAAAAACAGCTTTTATTTTTTATAAATTCTCGCTCTTTACTAAATCTGTTATTACAGCAAAATAGTATTTTAGAATCTTCAAGCTTTAATGCTCTATTGCAGTCTCTAACTTTTTTGTTATTGCTAAATGTAGTTAAAACTTTTTTTAGTTCTTGTATATCTGGATACTTA